GAGCAGGGGCGGCTGCGCCGCCAGCGGCAGGTTTTACAGTGGGTGCAGAACTCATTTAATATGAAATTATAAATTAATTCGGCTAAATACTTTAAATACTTATTTTGCTAAATATATATGGTAGAATCCTATATTTGTGGGGGGGTGTAATAAACTAAATATTAAACGCATTATTTTCCGTACCGAGTATTTGCAACCATATACACGCCCATAAATATCACGGATGTAGTTATTGCAACGAAAGCCAATTCTATGATATTCATATTATAGATTTTTTCTATTACCATAGGTGGGGGTTTTGTAGGTTCTATTTTGTGATTGCTATTTTCTGCAGAGGGTGGGTGTTGTGGAATAATCATTGAATATTGTATAGCGAGAACGCGGGAGGTCGGAACGACCGAAAGTGTTCGAGATTTATCCGTAGATGATTTATCATCGAAGGATAAAGCAAAAATAAAAACCAAATATAATAGCATCCACCCAATCGGATTTCCTAAAGTGAACTTGTAATAATATAATACCGCAACCGGAATGACATGCAATATCCAGGCAACCGTATTTAATGTGTATACATTTGCATCTATGTAGTTGGATAACCCGAGTTGTTGTATAATGTTGCTAAATGTTTTACCGTATTTCATAAATAGTCTGGTAGGGAAAAATATGGTTATCATAGTTGCTCCAATAAGTGAAAAAATATTTGCAGAAAACAGTATGTTGTGATAATACTGCGAAATTGGTAATAAATGTAGCAATGTTGATAATGTGGAAAAAGATGCTAAAAACAATAGATTGTATTTGGTAGGTATACCACCAGTGCGATTATTTTGTAGGATATACATCATATATTATTTATGCTATAATATAAAGAGTAATGGTATAGTTCTCCTAAATGTCATCATTTTCTGATAATATATTCCACCCACTAAGAAGTTCAACGCATGTCGATGTATTGGGAACCAGTGAAATTATAGAATGTTTCGGGAAACTTATGTCGGGCTATTTACTTTTTATGGAACAGTCCGAGATAGTTGCAAAGTCCAAGCATATGGATACGATTTTATATAATGGTGCGAATATTGTTATACACGTATTTACCATGCATGTATACGCAAACGAATCGCTTGAAAAAATATGCAATCAATGCTGTAAATCGTATGTATGTTATTTAGAATACATTGAGCAGTTGGACAAAACCAATTTAGCAAACAATTTATATATTTCGGATATATCTATATTTGTTTATAAACAGACTTTGGGAGAACTGGAAATATCGGCGGTAGAGAATAAACGAGATATATTGGATTTATTGACGCGGGTATGGAACATACTTCTTATGTGGAATTGTCCAATGGAGTCGCATACTAGAATGGCTATATGCAATGTTCATTTGAATAAATACGTGCGGTTATTGAATACAATTGGCGAGGACAATGCGAAGTTGGCGTGCCATGGCGTGGCTGGGTCCGGAGATGTATTGGATTACTCGGATGCGTATGTATATTTAGATTACGTTAAGTGTATTCAAGAAAAATGGGAGATGGAGGAGAACGTTTATTTAGTATTCCTAAATGAATATTATAGAGAATTATACAATTTACACAAATCGGGTAAATTGAATAGTCGAAAATATATTCTGGAAAAAATGGTTATATTTTGTGCGCATTATGATGCATATATGCCGAATATGGATACCATTCGGTCGATTGTAAAACAATTAATGTAGGCGTTTGTTTTTCTTGCGGGATTGCTTCTTTGTCTTTTTTTGGGTTTTCTTCTTTTTTCGACCGCCGACCCCGGGGTCGTTGGCGGTGCCGTTGGCGGTGCCGTTGGCGGTGCCGTTGGCGGGCTTGGTGTTGGCGTCGTCGGTGCCTTGGGCTGCGGGGTTGGTGGGGTCGTTCTCGATGGCGGCTACCATTGCATCCAATCTATTATTATTCTCTATCGCATTCCCATCTATGTATTCGACTATGTGGTTGCCTTCATTGCCGTCATCGCCTTCATCGCCTTCTTCGCCTTCATCGTCTTCGTTGCCTTTGACGACTGCATCGCCTTCTTTGCCTTTTTCGACTTCGACGTCTGCATTGTCTGCATTGTCTTTTTTGACGACTTCTTTGTCTTCTTCGCTGTCGATACCGTCTAGTCCACTTAGGGTATTTAGTTCATCTTGTTCTTCATCAGGTAGTTTTTGTCCTTTTTCAGTTAGTTCTCCTTCTTTTGCCTTTAATTCTTTATATCTTTGTTTTTGTTCCTGTGTAGCTGGCTCCCCCCCCCTCCATCCCCCTCCTCGCCATTTTTCCCCCGCATCTTTACGCACTTTCGCGCGCATCATGGCTTTGTTATACGGAATACCTTCTTCTGTTTGCACTTTTTTCACAAAGTTTCGCCACGCTTCAAGTGGTCCAACTGCCTTTCTGGTTTTTCTACCTCTTTTTTTTTGGGTTTGTTTATTCACCATGACCTCTATATATTTAACAAATATTTTATACTGTAAAATATTTGTCCTAAATGTTAAACAATAAAAAGTATATTATTTATAGATAATTATTCTTCATGTTTCCATAATAGATATGAATACCCTATACACATCTGGTCGTTATCCCTATCTATACCGATACCTTATCTACGCCGATACCTTATCAACATTGCATACATCCGATTCATAATACTCATTGGATATAGATACATTCTTTTTGCGCAATTTGTTTTTCTTCGATTTAACCGCAACTTCTTCGTTGGCAACACATATTTTCGCATATTCCGCCGTTAACATTTTCTTAATAAACTCAAATATAAACAATAAAATCTCTTCGGAACAATTCCCCACAATCAAACAGCTCCCCGTGCGGAATATCATAAACGACACCTCCGTATATTTCTTGTTGTCATCGAGTTCGCTCATTTTCATATTGCGTTCATGCGATAAAATCCGGCCATTTTGCAAAACCGGATTCATTCCTAAATCATTGTTGAAATAGAACTTACATTTCACTCCCGGATAACTACACGGGTCATATGCCGTTTCAATACCATATTTATCTGACCGCAATATCGTATACAGTTTTTCACGGTTAATATAAAACCCGCAATTGAAATTGGAATTGATTAATACATTATCTTCTTTACAATTATCTAAAAACACGAGTTTCGTAGCTATATATGGCTGTAATGTGTCCAGAATAATATCCTTAATAAGAAGGAATATCGGGGTGTTTAAAATACCCGGTATTTCCAATTTCCCGGTATTAAATACTTTGACATGTATTTCGCTAAATTTTCCACCGTATTCGAACCGGATAATCATCGCAAAACAGTTGTAAAACGCATTTTTGACTTTTCCCCGGCAATTCATAATATCTTTTTTCGAAATACCGACTGTCAATTTTCGCTCATCTTTGAACTTGATTCGTCTAGCCTCCGGGTTGTTGATTTGTTTGATAACCGTCTCCGTATAATAATTTAGCCCCTCCAATTTTTTGCGGTATTCGTCATATTCTCCCTCCGTTTTAGATACGAACTTCATTTGTTTTTTGACGACGCCGATTTGCGGACGCCAGTATTCGATAATCGGTATATCCCAAAATACGTTTTGAATATCAATCGGTTGATTTAGGAAAACCACTTTCGTTTTTGTAGATATATATAGCTCGTCGCATATTGGCATGGTCTTAGTCTTGATAGTATCCTCTGTCGAAATAGTCAATATCGCATGTTTTTCCAGAGATTGTATGGGTTGTGTCATAGTGGACCCAAACACATTGGATTGACCTTGTTGATATAGAAATTGCAACCATTCATCGTCAACGAGTTTAGGCGAAGCCCCGGTACGGGTGGCGACCGCCGACGCAATTTCAATCGATGATTTTGCGTTAAGAGTGAATGACATTATTTAGAAAATATTTAAAGGGCGGTTATTAATGGACACGTATTTTTTTTATATTGTTTTCAATTTTATATTTGTAAAAAATATATAGGGATAATACTATAGATATGATTTCAATGTATTCTCCGGCCAGGTCAACTCACGTCAATATTCAGTTTCCGAAAAAATCCATTGAGATTCCTTCTAAAAAAGTGAATAAACCAGAGACGCCATATTATGATATATACCAAACCGTGGATAGATTCGACCCGAATATGGCAAGTTCTCCACCGAACCCATTTGTAAATACGCTGAAAAATAGAATGGACGTATATTATTTACAACATGATAATACCACATTGGCTGGGTTGGCTATCGAACATAGAAGCCGTGCATTGTCAATTGGTTTTACATGAATAACACCGATGCGTTTTATAATAAAAATATTCGATTAAGTTCTCTATATCGACGTCGTAATTGTGCAGGCAATCCTCTACTATATCTAGAAACTCGGACGATATTAATTCGCGGTGATTTCGAATTACATAATCGAAATATCCCTGGATAATTTGTCGCTTATCCATGTTATATTGGGTGCTTATTTTATGTATATATGCAATTATTTCGGAAATAGTATTACATAGTAGCAAATGATGCATCGTTTCCCATACCCCCGCATGGATAATAGATATATCCCAATCATTTATATTTTGGTTCAATTGTAAAAAGTTAATCATACTCCGTATATCAGATTGATATATATTTTGTATTGCGTCAGATACATCGATGCTAATATTCAAGTTCTCTGATATAGCAATAGATTGTATAAACTGATTTATTTCCGTTTTTGGCAATTGATTAAACCGTATACATATAAACTCGTGTTGCAATGTTTCGTCTATTTTACTAATATAGTTGCATATTAGGCAAAATCGCACATTGTTTGTGCATGTTTGTAATAAGGTTTTTAGAGCCTGTTGCGCGTTTTTCGTCATATAATCGACCTCGTCCAATATAACAAACTTGAATCCGATTTCAAAAAGATTTTTAGACTTTACAAATTGATTGATTTGGTTGCGAATAATATCAATTCCGCGTTCATCCGATGCGTTTAAATGGATGACGGTTCCTTTGCTTTTACCGTAGTATTTCAGTTGGTATTCGTTTATCAAATTAATAATAGTGGTGGTTTTACCGGTTCCCGGGGGTCCATAAAACATCAAATGGGGAAAATACCCGTTATTCAGAATATTTCGGAATAATTTTCGGTTCATATGGTCTAATACAATATCGTCAAATTGAGTTGGTCGATATTTTTCAACCCATGGTATAGTGGGTTTTCGAGGGTTCTCTGGAAATGATGAACTGTTTGTTATTGACATCCCGTAGGGGGCGTTTTTGATATTTAGTATATAACCCAATTATTAAATGGTTTAGAAGCGTTATTATTTACATATAGCATCCAGAAAATTGAAAATAACGATATATGCTTTATATTCATTATAAACCATATTTATTATAACATGTCCACAATATCACAACTAGACTTTCATCCTGCGAAAATCCTCGGTCGTTTCTCTGAAGAAATATCCAATTCTGGAGCTCGAAACGAGCTCATGAATCGCCACTTACCCTTGCCAATTGGTGAACTACAGCAACGACATGCAGTTCTCCCACCTCCAGCTCCTGAAGAGAATATTAGTCAAGAGTTTATTCCAGGAGAGTTCCTATATGTCGAAAATGGTAGGGATTATTTACAAGACGCATATCAGGTTATTAGCATGAATGAATGGTGGACGCCTTTTACACAATATTTACAGACAACCCCACTATCGAATAATACCGGGTTCACGTTTACAATCGACCCATTTTATAGCAAAATAATGTCCGCAATTGCAAGCACTCCCATCGGTGCGGGCCATTCTGGATACAGTATTGGATTTTGTATGAGGGTTATGCAGCAAATTGCGCTACATGGAGAGGCCGAATATCGTCGCAAATATTTATTGCAACGGACTGTATCCTGAGATGATAAACCATCTCCGGATACATCTCGAACACCGGTGTTCTCGCAAAATCCCATATGACATAGATATCCCAATAAAATACATGTAATCATTACAAAAATAGATTTATCATACATCATTGTTTTTTTTACGAAACTTTCAAATGCGACAACTGCCGCATGCAATCAATTCCATGTCGGCGCCATATAATCGTATTACACCATATGTAAAAATCCAATAAGCAAAATATTGTTCATGAATATTATTTTGTTCCCTAAATGAAGTTCTCTCAATCCGGGAATATATACGAATAGATAAACAACATAATATATCGTATATCCTATTCAATCGTATTATGTATATGAGCCATCATGTGTCAACCAGGTGGTCAAAATCCATGTATATATCTGCAATAAATCATTTGTATTGTTTGTATATTGTATAAATCAATATAAACCTAATTTCTCCTAAATAATTAGTTATGAGCGAACCCATTATAATGAGAACCCCGCCGATATCTAGCGATTTAGCGAGAACGCAGGAGGTCGGAACGACCGAAAGTGTTCGAGATTTATCCGGAGATGGTTTATCATCGAAGGATAAAGTAGCAAATCCGGAGCTCGGGACGAGCACAGAAACGAGCACCGGTGTTCGAGATGTATCCGGAGATGGTTTATCGTCAAAAGGTAAAGTATTAACTGGATATTTAGAGATAATTTTGGGACCAATGTATTCCGGTAAAACGACCCGGCTTGTGCAACATTTCAAAAAGTTCTCTTATATAGGGTATAATGTAGTGGTTATTAACTATATTTCGGATATCAGATATACGGAAACATTATTATCGACGCATGACCAAATAATGATACCGTGCACGTTTGCAGAAACATTGGATTCCGTTAAATCTATAACACATACCGCGGACGTCATACTAATAAACGAGGGACAATTCTTCGAAGATATCTATGACCAGGTTAAAGATTTGGTGGAGAACCGCAATAAAATAGTCTATATATGTGGATTGGACGGCGATTTCAAGCGTAATAAGTTCGGTAGACTGTTAGATTTAATACCCTATTGCGATAACGTGTCTAAATTGGGGTCATTATGTGCGTATTGTAAAAACGGCACACCCGGTATTTTTTCTCATAGAATAAGTCAGGAAACGACACAGGTTGTAATTGGCTCAGATAATTATGCACCTTTATGTCGGGTGTGTTATTTGAAGCGACAGGACAATAACGGCCCGCGAATATCGTTGTGAAATGGAATGCCAGTATAACCCTATAGGTTGAATCAAATGCGAGAACGCCACTGCGGGAACAAGCGTAAGTGTTCGCGGATTATCCGGAGATGGTTTACTATCGAAGGATAATAGTTTTTTTAAACCATATAAAGTTTTTTAATAGGATAACTTTATAAAATGGACGATTCCATCGAAAAAAAGAAACGCGGACGTAAAAAGAAGTATGACATAAATACCGTTATATTATCAAGCAAAGAGGAAGATAGGCGAACGCTGGAGTTCGGAACCGTGCGAGAGACGAGCCCAGGAACGAGCGACGATGTCCGACTATTATCCGGAGATGGTTTATCATCACCTCCTGTCGAATTGACGCCAAACATACATATAATCGTATGCGATGACAATTCATCCGAAGATGTTATTGCGGGTATACCGGATGAAACTAAAGACGATGTTCTCGAAGAAACAATGCAGGAAAATGATTGTGAAATAATAAATCAAGAGCGAGAACCGAGTGTAGCGAGAACGCAGGAGGTCGGAACGACCGAAAATGTTCGAGATTTATCCGGAGATGATATATCATCGCAGGATAAAGTCGATTTCATAGTAGAAACGGTAGATGTATTGTTGAATAAACAAGAAAAATTATCGGATGAAACTGCAACAATAAAGAAGCGGGGAAGAAAACCGAAAGGCGGTAAACTTGTAGTAAAACAGCAAGAACAAATAATAAAACCACCGGTAGTATCAAATATCATATTGCATTTAAAATGTTCTCTAAATGATTTACATGAATATAACGATAAACTTACAAAACTAGTGACTGACCCTATGTCGTATAATCCATCTATACCTCCGGCTATTATGACATATAATGAAGATAATATACAATTCTCTAAATATGATATAACTATACCAGATAACGAGAAACCTGCCAATAATAATATGAATATCAATAACAACAATACATATGCGTATGATAATGACATGACAATGAAAACCTTATGTAGCAATTGTATGGGAAACCCACACGACCCGCCTACAGTTATGGCAGACGATGAAATAAATACTACTATGAAAGAAATAAACTCGAAATTGAAAAAACTGAAAATCAACTTATATAAAAATAATTTGGGTGATAAGAAGTCTGCTTGTTTTTGGTGTACATATAATTTCGATAATCATCCATGTTATATACCAAAATATGAGATGGATGATACTATATTCGGATATGGGTCTTTCTGTCGACCAGAATGCGCAGTTGCCTATTTAATGAAGGAGAACATCGACGATTCTACCAAGTTTGAGAGATATCATCTATTGAATCAAATCTATAGCAAGGTATATGATTATAAAAAAAACATAAAGCCCGCACCCAATCCATTTTATTTACTCGAAAAATACTACGGAAATATGACAATACAAGAATATCGCAAATTGTTAAAAACCGAGCATATGTTGCTGGTCATAGATAAGCCATTGACACGCATATTACCCGAATTGCATGAAGACAATGAAGATATGGTTCTCAATATCTATGGTGGAACGAAAACCACCGCGACGGTTCCTAATGGTATATATAAAGTAAAACGCCAGAGCGAAAAAACCCAGGGGCCGAGTAAGTCCTCCATTATGCGAGATAAGTTTGGATTGACGTAATCATGGCTTTCGCAAAATACCAATTTTACGAATACATATAAAGGGTTTTCGTAAAATATCAATATAGATATGATTTCGATTCAATTAATGGGTGGTTTAGGAAATCAATTATTTCAAATATTCGCAACGATTGCATATTCAATACAACATTCGCATCGGTTTATATTTCCCTATAGCGAGATGCTAGTTATCGGGGTCCCGCGTCCAACTTATTGGAACAATTTTCTGTCAAATATGACAGTATTTACTACGAAAAATGTGGCATGGAAATATGCGAATGCCAGTCTGAATGCTCTACCGATAATGAGCGAAAATGGGTTTCATTATACTGATATTCCAGCTATACCCTCATCGCAACCTATATCACTAAAGGGGTATTATCAATCCTATAAATATTTCCAAAATTATCAAGACAAAATATACGCAATGTTGTTGTTAACAAATCAGCAGAATGCAACCCGGGTTAAATATGCCAATTATTTAGCGAGAACGTGGGAGGTCGGAACGACCGGAAGTGTTCGAGATTTATCCGGAGATGATTTATCATCGAAGGATAAAGAAGGTGTCCAAACAATCAGTATGCACTTTCGATTGGGCGACTATAAGGAAAAACAGCATTTTCATCCGATTATGCCGAAAGAATATTATCAGAAAGCATTATTGCATATATTAACGACAAAATACAAGGATAAATCGAATGATTCGGAGAACCTAGTATACAGAGATGAGGTATCATCGCAGGAGAATAGACGAACACATATACTCGTTCCTACCTCCGATGTTCTCCTAAATATACGCGTGTTATATTTTTGCGAGAAAGACGATAATAATTATGTATCGAATGTTATAGAGTATATAAAAAATACTATGGAAGTGGAGGGTCTCAATATGCGAGAACACAACATCGATGGTTCTCCGGAGATGGGTTATCGTCGCAGTATAATAGAGTTTATAAAAGTAGAAGATAATATGGAAGATTGGCAACAATTATTATTAATGAGTTGTTGCACCCATAACATAATTGCAAATAGCACGTTTAGTTGGTGGGGGGCTTATTTTAATGAGAACGTCGATAAATGCGTCTGTTATCCAAGTAGATGGTTTGGGCCGAGCATGGGGTCTGTGCATACGGATGATTTATTTCCACCCTCTTGGGATAAAATCGAACTGTGAACTTTGGAAACAGAAAATTGATTGTAAGAATAATATAAAGATATATAGTATCATATTATATATTTGTTAATTACCCCCAATCGAAACCCAAATGCCGTCTAACTATACAATGAATCCCCTATCTTTTGACCAATTTTCGAGTATGCGTTCATATGATTATGAACATCCGACTATTACGAGAGTTCAAAAGAATATGAAGAAGGCGTTTAAAAAGTCTATGCGAGAGATTCAAACAGAGCTGAATGATTATCAATTATATCGGGAAAACTATGATTTTATGATGTTTTCACCTATGGCTATCAGATTTACGGAAAAAATAACGGCACTTACAGCGCAAAACGCAGAGTTGCAATATGCAAACCGTCAAATGCAAAAACAATTACTTGAATATGATAATCTTATCCCAAAACCTATGGGAAAAACTGCGGGAAAAACTATAAAGTCTTTGCGAAAACTGGCAAAGAAACAGAAAAAAACTACACAATTACAAGAATCAGATAGTGTCGAAGAAAATACGGGATTGTCGGAGGATAAAGATACTGGACGTGATATGGAGAGAACGCCGAAAGTCGATAATGTAGTAGAAGGGAACATATCATTTGAATTGACCGAAGATATATTATCCTGTGATGATAAACTATCTACGGATAAATCTCGAACACTTCCGGTCGTTCTCGCTAAAGAATATTCGGGGGCAGAAGCCGAGGAAGAAGCCGAGGAAGAAGTTGTAGAATCGGAAGCCGAAGAAGAAGTTGCAGAATCGGAAGCCGAAGAAGAAGTTGCAGAATCGGAAGCCGAGGAAGAAGTTGTAGAATCGGAAGCCGAGGAAGAAGTTGTAGAATCGGAAGCCGAAGAAGAAGTTGCAGAATCGGAATCCGAGGAAGAAGAAGCCGAGGAAGAAGAAGCCGAGGAAGAAGAAGCCGAGGAAGAAGAAGCCGAGGAAGAAGAAGCCGAGGAAGAAGAAGCCGAGGAAGAAGAAGTCGAAGAAGATGAAGAAGTTGTAGAATCGGAAGCCGAAGAAGAAGTATACGAGGTTCAAATTGGTGGGAAACAATATTTTACAACAAATGAAAAAAACGGTGTTATATATGCAATGGATTCCGAAGGGGAGGTTGGTGATGAAATTGGGAAGTATATTTCCGGAGTTGCTACATTTTCAAAATAATATATATTACATGATACCGTAAATAAATACTTCTAAATATGCATATAAATATAATACATTTTTTATATTTATAAATGAATCGAGTAGACCAATTAGAAAAAATACAAACAAACGCCCGCGAATTATTTGCGAAAAAAAACGCGGATTATGGAGACGCATTTGCGAAATATGGCCCGGTGGGCGTAATAATGCGTATAGAAGATAAAATACAACGTCTTATATCCATAAATAAATCAGGCATTGTTTTAGCGAGAACGCGGGAGGTCGGAACGACCGGAAGTGTTCGAGATTTATCCGGAGATGATTTATCATCGAAGGATAAAGGGTTGCGCGATACATTGCTAGATTTACATAATTACGCAGCAATGGCAATAATGTTATTGGATGAAAAATGAGATACACCCCGCCCCCACATTTCATTTTCATAATCGACGTTTCGTGATACGATTGTTTGTTTTTTTATTATTTCTCTTAACGGTCCCGCCAGTAGTGGCTTTCGGAGGTTCTTCTGGTGGTTTCACTAACGCCGATTTTATTTTTTTAATTTCGGCCAGACTTTCTTGTTTTTTCTTCTCTATTTTGGTTTGTGCATCCTTTATATTAAATACCTGACTATTTCTTGTATGTTCAAATGAACTGTCGTTATCTATAAGCGCCTCAAATCGTCTAGTTAGTTCTTCGTCTAAAAATTGGCATGTAATTCCGGACTGGTTTTGTTCATTGAGTTCACCTTCAATAAGCTCCATATATAGCGATATTTGATATTCCTGTTCTCCTTTTGATGTAGATGACTTTAATGTTGTGATAGATACATTCCAGTTCTCATCATATGACATTTTTGCTTTTTGAGTTCGATTAATTACTTCGGATGCCGGTAAAACTATTTTTTGATAAAAATCATTATTTTTGTTTGCAAAATAATTGTTTAAAAGGTTGTTTAACTCTACATTTAAGGATTCCACTTCATTTTGTAGAAAATCTTTTTTAATAAATGCAACCATTTCTATAAAATTGCTATATCTAGACAACGCGATTTCTTTTAACAGTTTTTCGGTTATCGTAGCGGTTTTATCTAAATCCTTTTCATAATTGACGAAAATACCGGTTGGGGTTTTTGGGAAAAATTGGGTTTCCAATGCATTTAATATTTGGATTTGATTTGATAGTTGCAATATTTTCGCTATTTTTTCGCCGAATGTTCTGGCAATATTGATTTGTTTTGATGTGGTCAATTTATCAAATATAGATTTTATTTTTTCGGTTATATTAAGTATATCATTTACAAATTGGGTTGGTTGTGATGATTTTGTATTACTCAAATTGTTCAATTTATTAATTTCATCCACCATAGTATCCACTGAACTATCTATTTCTGCATATCGCCCAATAAGCTCGGTAGTTTTGCTGATTTCTTTGAACCGGTTGTATTTTATTATAACACCTTTGAATATTTTCTCTTGCATTTCGGTTATTTGGGTTGCCAAGTCCGTTTTTAAATCCGCTAGGGATAATTTGGGTTGTGTATCTGTATCGGGTGGTTTTAATACAAATATTTCACGGTTAGGGGTAGTATCACGCGATATAGTTAGAGCCTTTATTTCATTGTTTTTTTTCTCAATTTCGCTGTTATACGTATTTATTTTGTCGGTTTCCACTTTCAATTTTTCTTCCAATTCTGTAATACGTTGAGCTACTAACGCAATTTGACTTGATAATCCTTTTATAGCATTTGCATTCAAGGTTGTAAGTTTTTTTGCATTATTGTATTTACTAAAGTTATATATTTTGACTACAATGGCAGTAGTATTTAGTAGATTATCATCATTTAAAAACTTATAATTACTAATAGAGTCATCATCAATTATAATATTACCATCAATGTAGGGGTATGCACCATTATTTAGTTTATTACTTGAAAAATCAATTACCGTTTGTATTTTGTTCGTAATATGAGTAGTATAACTGGTAGAATCATTAGTTAGCGTAATACCATTAGTAGTTGTATAACTGGTAGTATTACTGTCATCATTATAATCCTGGCATTCTTCTCGTAATTCCTCTAATATTTTCACATACTTTTTTAACATAGGCGCAGTAAATACGAATGTTTTTTTTGTTTCATTCAATATTTCTGTATATCCATCTTCCTTCATTAAGTTCTCTACTATTGCTTTGGATTCGTCTAGTTTTTTTTGGATTTCGTCAATATCTTCGGTTTTGTCTTTAATATCTTTTGTATCTTTATCATTCTTTTTAACTATATCTTCATTATTATACCGTTTATGTAAAAAAAACAAATTGTCCGATTGTTTGTTTGAATATTTAAAATCAAACTTATCTTTGAATCTGGTGAACTGTGATATAGGTTGTGGTTGTTTATTCAATATATGAGTTTGTAAAAAAAAATCCACCATTTTATCTAGCTCTTCATAAAATATGCGGTTTTTAACTGTATCTTTATCTACTACAACATATTCTAGTATTATTTTTTTAATATCTTCTTTAATGTCGTCCGGATTGTATATACGTTTTTCACTTTGTAATTGCGCAATTTCTTCGGAACCAATATATAATTTCCCGGTGCTTTGTAAATCGGTTTGCAATTGTGTAGTAATAGTAGAAATTTCCGCATCAATCGTAGTATGTTGCGTTTTAACCCATTCTGTATATTTAATGAGTTCATTCACTAAATCGCGATATAGCTTATTATTTAATATATCATTTAGCCATATAACCTCCGACACAGTACAAACCCCCTTTTCGGTTTTTAAATAGGAATATTTCGGTTTTCCTGGGTTTAGATTTCCGGAATACACAAATGACGTAACGTCTTCAATATCGATTTGTATATCCGGCCCTTTTTTTATTAAATATTTATTATACGATGTATTCAGGTTATTTTTTACCGGATAATTTATGGGAAACAATAGTTTTAGCATGGTCATGACATTTTTTTCAGCAATACGCATTTTTTCTGCGGGATTATTGGGTCGTGCTGTCGGCTTAACCGGTTTGTCTTCATTGTTTACTATAACACGGATGAACTCTTGTTTGTCAAAGAATATATATAGTATATCTTTGTAGAGTTTGGAATGCAACGAGTCTTGATATTCTACATCCGGTGTAAAAAATGGATATTCAGAAATGTTAGCTTTTCTTAAAAATGATACAGGTATAGAATTGTGTATTTTAGAAAAAGTCAAATCAAATTGATTAGAAGTAATATTTGTATCCACTTTTATTTTTAATTGTTTAACCGATACACTTGTCATTATACACTTATATTATATTACTATTATAATTTTATATAAATAAACAACTAATGTGAATATGACATATAATCACTGTATTGTTTTTGTATTTTTTGTTTTTTTGCTTTTTCTATGGTTTCTTCTGCGGATTTTATTTGTTCCGGTGTTATAGTATCATCATTGTCCATTAATGATACATGATAATCCGTGAAACGCTCAGGCAAACAGCAAAATGCACTTTTTTCATTTAAAATATAATCCATTAATACCATAAATGTTATTGTAATAGCCAATGCTATGTAGATATCACGAGTTCCCATCCACGATATTGCAAACACGAGTATATCTCGGCTAAATGTATATTTTAAATAAGACTCCATTGTTTTACTTAATTTTATGGTGACAAACCGGGATGCAATATTTAAAACGATAATCATAAACCCCGCAAATAATTTACTGTTATTAATATTCATGACTTGATTATGCATGAGATTAAATATATAATACGGGTCTTTGGTCGATAATTTAATTGGTTTTGAAGTGGAACTCGAGAATGGTTGGGGCATTGACATTTTATATTTAGGTATATATCTATTATGTGATTTTTTATTTTTATAAAATTGTAAAGGGTTCGCTCTTGACCCACAATGATGGAATAAACTCCGCTATTTTTCCGACGGCCGTCGATATTGTATTATATTGGGTTGATAAAAAGTTATCGGACGTAGTTGGTTTCAGGCTTTCTTGTGCATTTATTTGCGCATCTATTAATGAGAACTCGCAAGTATCTGAACATGGATTACATCTTTTATACTTGAAATTAATATCTGAAAATACGTGTTCTACCATTTCTAGATGAACTGGGTTCCCTTTGTCCATTAATATTCCATTTTTACAATGATTTGTTTTAAACATTTTTTCCGCATTTTGGAGAACATCGATGATTGAACCGGGAGTATTATTTTTAGGTTCGGAAGATGTCTTATCATCGCAGGATACTATGGATTGGTCGTTATCGATTGTAGAGAAATGTTCAATGGAGTTCGACTGGGATGAATATTCATTCAATCCAGCATGTTTAAAATCACCAAATAAGGACATATGTATACCATTCGACGCGTAAGTTTGATAATATAATAGAATTATTCCGCATAGTAATAATCCGTAAAGAATATCGGATTTTGTATAATATACAATTAGCAATATAGCAACCAATTTACCTAAAGGTGTTATTGCAAATGTATACATTTTTTCACTATACAATATCCACACTGTTATCAATATAACTGGTATCAATTCTCCGTAGTTTTCTAGATGCGAAACCGAGGCTATACATTTTTTAATGGAACTATTCATAAATATACATATATAATAGTGTTATATATAAATCGGAATATACTATCAAATAATTATCTGCATATTTTTTAAGATACTATAATATGTCCTTAATAAATTATGCATCACCATGGATATCCGACGATAGTAATACGAAAAAAAGGGCTCCAACTATACGTAAAATGGCAAAAAACCCTATAGCAAACGACAGCGGGGGAGAACCCGCAGAATATACAAATACCCCCTCAGGGCCATCAACTGCAAACACACCGTTATCTTTAGACGAAGTGCAATCCTATCAAACTGATAATGGAAACAAAGTGGCTGCCTTGTTAGATAAAATGACTACATTGGATTCCGAAAATGACGGAGCCCATTTAGCCAATTTTTCACCTATGCCTCCCCCGGATATGAATAGTAAAAATCAGTATCCATACGTAAAAAAACAAGACAATTTATATGATACAAGCGATTCGAGTTCACCCCCCACTAAATATAACTATGTATCGGACGACCGAGGTTTAGGAAACTTGACAAATTATCACAATGGATATACCGAAACACCTTTATTTCAGAAAACGAATCCATATTATTCGAAAATGGGTATATCCAACAGTGGCAGTGGCAGTGGCAGTGTATCGAATGGTATAGATAATAAATTGATGGAACGTATTAATTATATGGTCCGTTTATTGGAGGAACAACAGCACGAAAAAACGGCCAATATAACAGAGGAGTTTTTACTATATACATTTTTAGGCGTATTTGTGATTTATGTTGTAGATACGTTCTCTCGCAATGGAAAATACGTGAGATGATGCGGTATATCCATTTGTCCGGAGACGGTTCACAAATGGATAGCGAGAACGCAGGAGGTCGGAACGACCGAAAGTGTTCGAGATTTATCCGGAGATGATATATCATCGCAGGATAAAGAAACGAGCCAGCGCCGCCAAATATTATCGGAGTATAATATATAAAATGTCGGATACTTCAGCATTTTCTTTACAAAACCCTATAATAATACCTGGAAAATTGCAAGAGATGCTCTCTCAATCTAGTGGTGGAGGAACATGTGGCGCAAAAATGTACGGCGGAAGAAAGTCTGGTAAATCCCGGGGCAAGAAATCATGCAAATCCCGGGGCAAGAAATCATGCAAATCCCGGGGCAAGAAATCATGCAAATCCCGAGGCAAGAAATAATGCTATTTTACGACGATGGTAATTTTAGTGCGTTCGTATAAAATGGCGATTCCATAAAGATGATATATCATTTTTGAATAAAAATATAATAGTATATATATAAAATGGAGAACGGACGCATGATGATATTACATTCTGCCATAATCGGTATTTTATTATACTTTTTTATGATTTATATACTCAAACAGAAACCAATTATGGCAGAAAACCGAAGTATTTTATTGGCGGCGGTTATATTGATATACATGATTTTATTCGGCCATGGTCTACCAACTTCTATAAATAAAAACTTATTTTAGCAAGAACGCCGGAGGTCGGAACGACCGAAAGTGTTCGAGGTTTATCCGGAGATGATATATCATCTCCGGATGAAAGACATGTTCTCATTTACAACATAACTTAATATAATACGATGATACGTATTATATTTAGGAAAAAAGTGCATTACATCGTCCGTTCTAATATATAAATAAATTGATGCTCGTCGCCATTATATTTTGACATATTGACTTTTGCATGAACAATAAACCCTCTACGCATAGCTATTTTCAATATAGTATCTATATTGTCCATATATAGCGTGTTTTCATTTTGTCGTATATCGCCATTGATATTCGAAAACGTCTCGGTCAATACCACCTTTGTGTTATTTGGTATAAACTCATAATTCGACTCATATGAATATGTTGGGAAATCTATACTCGATTTTGTTATGCGATTTTTCACGAGTTTTTGTGGATTTGGAAGAATCTTGGGTCTAGCCGCCGGAATAATCGTATCAAACTTATTACGGTCTACTAAATGTATTATCAGGTAGCCGTTTGGTATCAGCCAATGATAACAATTTTTGAAAAATGATTCTTTGTCGGCCATTTCATAAATGGTTCCTCCGGTGCAAATAATATGGGAGAACGTATTGTGTTCAAATGCCATAGGGTCGACACTTGCATCCTTACATACTATTTCACTATCGGGATATTTTGCAGCGCAATATTTCACCATATATTCCGATTTATCTATTCCAAAAACACGATATCCATTGTGGTGCAACGAATTGACTAAATGTCCGGTTCCACTGCCAACATCTAGAAACACGCTGTCATACGTGGGTTGAGTCATTTCTATAATTGTATTTATTTCAAACCGCATACGGTGTTCTGGTTGCATAATTCTATCGTATTTATCTACATAAAACTTGTCATAAATATCATTATCATGGTGCAATACAAATGTGCTTTTTTGGTCAAATCCTTCTTGTCTCGTCGGAGGATTATTTTTATTATACATTATAACTAAAGTTAGTAATATTGCTAGAATCATAAGAAGTCGTATCCACATTTTATTGGGCGTTTTAGCATAAATAATGGAATGGAGTGTCGAAAAAAACTCATGTAGAAAGGATAATACAAATGATTTAGACATTATATGTAATAGGTAGATTTTTGTATGTATTTTTTACGATATTCGCGCGAATGACCATTTCTTACAAATAAAAATTGTATACGGTCCGGAAAGGGATAAATAGCGAGAACGACCGGAAGTGTTCGAGATTTATCCGGAGATGGTTTATCATCGAAGGATAAAGGTTGTATTACTCCGATGAAGTGCCATTTCTTAATTGTGTTCTCGTATGATTGAAAAATCGGTCCTTACCTATATTCGAATGTGCTATATTTGGATGTGTGTAGGCGCTAATGTCGGGTGGTATAAATAATAATGGGTGCGTTCCTCCCGTGTTTTCATATTGTTCTCGGCTTCCGTGAACCGTGGGGTTATATAAATCGCTATTGCTACTGGGAATATAGATTCCTTTATTACCGCCACGTTGCAATGCGAAAAATTGGTTTCGTAATTGTAATTCCGTGTCAATGTGGTTTATATATCCGGAAATGGGACCTCTATCTGTTCCCGGATAGAAATTGCCTTCTACGGTATGGTCCGCATATTTGGATATAGGTTGGGTTGTTGGTTTTCGCTGGTCTGCCGTTGGAAAATGCACATATTTCGTTGGAACGGGGCGAAAATTGATATTGGGTGCTAATGGTGCGTCGGGGAAATGGCGACTTCCAATTCGCGTATTCAATTCCTCCGTTCGTTGAAATTGGCCGTAATATACTCCTTCTGGGACACCGTAGATTTTATCTGATTCGTAAGTGGTCATTATATAGTCTTCTGATAAAAAATATAAATAGAATGGCAGAATATATTATATATGCCTAAATACATTGTTCGCATTTTTTCCAGTTTTTGCACTTCCACTGAATGCAAAACAACGTTTGAAACAATTGGAGAAGCATTTTTATTGGAAAATTATGGAAATACAAAGGATATTTACATAACAGATGGAGATGATTACACCCATGTTATTATTTTGAATGTGGCTACACCGCAATTGCAAAATATACCCAAGGAAAATGTCATAGGGTTAGCGTTTGAACCGCCCTATTTTTTGGGATTATCCACGCATTTTATTGAGTATGCCAAACAATATATCGGGAAATATTTTATTGGCCAGAGTTTTGGACTTCCCGCACCCTTTATAGAACATTATACATTTATGGGGCACACTACTCCTCTAAAACGTATTCCCGCATCGAAGCCACATAAAATGTCTATCATGGTTAGTCAGAAAACTCTGGCCCCGGGGCATAAATATAGGCATGCATTGGTTTCGCGAATACTGGCAAGTGAACTCCCGATTGATATTATGGGGCGGGGATGCAAGTATTATCCGCCAGATAGTCGATTGAAGGGGGAGTTTCATGCGTTGGAACCATATTTGTCATATCAATTTCATATAGCTATAGAGAACTTTCAATTGAATCATTATTTCTCCGAAAAAATACTGGACCCGCTTTTTTGTGGAACCACGCCGGTATATTTAGGATGCACCAATATAGATACGTATTTTCCGGGGATGGTTATACGATTATCGGGGGATGTGGAGGGGGATATGGGGCTTTTGAGGGCGATTTTGAATCATCCAGAGGAATATCGCAAACCGATTCGGCTAGATGATGTGAAAAATACGACGAGTTTGGTTAAAAATATTCCGGCGATTTTTGAGTGATTATTGTGGGATTTGTGGGGGACTATTTATAATAGGTTATTTTATGCTCTTGATTTCTACCAATCTTGTTTCAAATATATGTAATAGATTTTTAGACATAGTTATAGCTAAGTGTAAATCTTTTATGTCGTTTTCTATAACATTTATTCTATCTATTAATATGTTGTCGTTTTGATTTAATTGTAATTCGTTTTGCAACCTGGATAATGTTTCATTGTTATTGCGTAGCTTATCGTTATTCTCACTTAATAAGTTTATTTGCCTCTGTATTTTTGATTCTAACTCTGATTCTAACTCTGATATTATAGGTGATACTTTTTCCGTTTTTTCATTTTCTGTCGGTTTAACTTTACTAATACCGGTATTGTGCCACATTGTATCAAATCCATATGCAAACATAATAGAATTATCTGTTTTTATAGAACCGAGATCTTCAAACAAATCAATTTCCGTTACTACAATTTGATTTTTATCTTGTGTAGTAGCAATATATGCTTTCGATATTTTAATAATTTCTATCAATCTTTGTTTTCTACTAAGAATTAACTTATGTACTGTATCTGCTATATTATCATTGATGCATTCAAAAATCCACTTGTAAAATAGTGGATAATCTTCTATATGTTCATATATTTCCAAATCATCATGCTCGCTATTAATCGAATCAATATTGTTTTTAATATCAACATTTGCATTGTTTAGTTGCGTTCTTAATTGTTTTCTATTTTCAATAGGTTCTATATCAATGGTATAGTTGAATGTATTCTGTATATATTCATTAATATAATTTATTACTTCTCGTGTAATATTTTTATCATTCAGTTGTGAAATAATTTCTTTGTTTGTTTCATAAACATCATTTAGTGTGCGTTTTGTACTAATTATTTTTTGTTTTTCAGCAATTAGGTCGTCAGTAAATAGTGCTACTTTTCCATAGAATAAAGACCCTAACTCAAATATGATTTTGGTTAATTCCTTTAATGTTGAACCGGATTTTTCATATAAAAACGCCCTTAATTTTTCTTTGAAACTGGCATATTGATCATTGGTCATATATCTTGCTCTTCCAAAATCAATAATACTAAATGACCATTTTTCAGCCCAGTCAATATCTATAGTATTTACATAATAGTTTCCATTAGTGGTTGATGTTAACATATTATTTCTATGAAAATCACCATGCACATATCCTGAAGTCAACATAAATCTAAGTAAATGTTCTATTGCTATACACAAACATTGATATTGCACACTCGGTTTATCCGGTTTATCTGTTTTTACTATATTACAAAGTTTAGATTGAAACTGATAATATGGCATTTCAAATGCCGATTTCATTGGCGTAAATGGTATTTGCATTACTATAATTCCAATCTGTATCTTTTCATTTAATATCCAATTACCACTATTTATTGCTTTTACTATTTTTGTTTGTGTGCCGATAGTCAACGTTTGTGCAAGAAAATTAGTATTCGAATAAAACACATAAGGAACTAATGAGTAATATCCAGCAGTCGTTGCTTTATATATTAATTGTTGATTTACAATTTCATCTTTAAACTCGGTTTCAGATATAGTGCCAATTATAGTATCAATCTCCGGTTCATTCTTTAAAACACATATTTTTATAGCGAACTCTTTTATTGCAATCGATTTCATGCCGTGCGAATTATATACGAAATCAAAAAACTCTAATGGTTCAGGTGGTTTATACGTAGCTTTTATTGCATATCCAAAACTACCACGTGATATTACTTCAAAATCGCAGTTATTTAAAAGACTATTTAATTGTGTATCATCATCAATCTTTGTAGTAATGACTCCACCATGAATTGAGTTATTCATAATATTATATATAATATAAATATATTTATATTGATGATGTTGCGTTCTTACAATAGTATAATAAAATGACAATTCCATAGCTCGTCCCTAGCTCCGACGTTCTCGCTACTAAACATACCACAGCCCCTTTTCTTTCAATGCGTTTATTTTGTTTTCTATACCCACCATCCAATTGGCATGCACAAAATATACCGGGAGTTTAGATTTCTTGAATTGTTCTTGAAGCTCTCTATATCGGGGGTTCTTATCCAACTCCTTAAAATACAATAGTCCATTTGGAAATTGCCACATATTCAAAGCAAATATAGCAAACCGCTGGGGAGTATTTCGTAAAATATGCGCTAAAATGATTTGGTCATTGTCCCGGCTAGTTCGATTTCCATAAACCGCATCAATCAATTGTATAGCATTTTGTGTAGGAAACAATAACATACATCCAGTACACAACATATTGACGTCGTTTTGCATAACGGCATCATATTGCGCATTTTTCAATTCATTATATACATCATTCAGGTTTTGCAATACGACTGTATCGATGTCTAAATACCATACGGGTTGATTTTGTCGCAATAGTTCTCCAATAACCTTATACCTCATATACGATAATATATTGAAACCGGTGGTTCCAAAGTCAGTTTTTTCTTTTGGCAGTGCCATATCCGATACTTGGATCCTTTCTACTGGATGGCCCTTCTCAATCAAGACATCATAACTTTCTTGATCGGAAACATAGGCGCGATAATTGGTTATACCTTGTCGTTTAAGGGATTCCAAATGATTTAGCGCCAGAGTGATTCCGCCGAAATTGAATACGGAAATAAAGAGAACCGGTGGGTATGTCATATGCAATCGTATACGTATATACTCACCATGTGTTTATATATATTTGTATAATAAATCAATATAAACATAACCCGGTATATGATATATACAAAGCCAATAGACCCCGGTTCTCCATACTCTATACATAATCATGGTAAAAATATGCGATACCTCTATATATCCCGAAGCGAATGACGTCAAATATGCGGAATATATGACGTCTTTTGGATTTCCATTAAGTCCGTTCCAGAAACATGCTATAGAAGCCATTGTGGAAGGTCATCATGTATTAATAACGGCCCATACTGGGTCGGGTAAAACATTGCCCGCGGAGTTTGCCATACAGCATTTTACACAGTCTGACGCTCCTCGCAGACGGGTTATTTATACGAGCCCCATAAAGGCCCTATCGAACCAAAAATACTACGAGTTCTCGAAAAAGTATCCCCATATTTCGTTTGGGCTACTGACGGGAGATATAAAAACGAATCCCGATGCGGATGTTCTCATTATGACGACGGAAATATTAATGAATGCGCTATTTCGCGCGTCTACAAGCAAGGGGCGTCCCGCCCCGGGGCCGGAGGCCCCGCTTCAGTTCCAAATGGATATCGACCGCGAACTAGGATGCGTTGTATTTGACGAAATACACTATATCAATGACGCGGACCGGGGGCATGTATGGGAAAAGACGATTATCATGTTGCCGTCCCATGTTCAGATGGTCATGTTGTCGGCAACCATTGATGCGCCGGAAAGGTTTGCTGAATGGTGCGAGCGGGGTGGCGGGGATGCCGCCGCGGGAAAACAAGTCTATTTAGCGTCGACCTCGCACCGGGTCGTTCCACTGACGCATTATGGCTTCTTGACAACTACCGAACAGGTTTTCAAGGGGCTAAAAGACAAAATAGTGGAAAAAGATATACGCGATAATACCAACCGACTGATTACATTGCGCACCGATACTGGACAATATATGGAATCTGGATATAAGGATTTGAAACGTATTTTAGGCGTTTTTGATGACCGGGGGGTCGTGTTGAAACGGAAGGCGGTTTTGAACAATGTAGCGCTTTTTTTGCGCGATAGAGAAATGCTCCCGGCGATAGCTTTCGTATTTTCGCGAAAACATGTGGAATTATGTGCCCAAGAGATAACGGTTCCGCTATTGGAGTTCGACAGTAAGGTTGCGTATACGGTTGCCCGCGAATGCGAAAGTATTGTGCGAAAACTGCCGAATTATCGGGAATATTTGGAATTGCCCGAATACCATAGTTTAGTTGCTTTATTGGAAAAAGGTATTGCGATTCATCATTCGGGTATGATACCGATTTTGCGTGAAATAGTGGAATGGATGATTTCCAAAAAATACATTAAATTGTTGTTTGCGACGGAATCTTTCGCCATCGGACTCGATTGCCCCATAAAAACCGCCATATTTACTGGGTTGATAAAATATGACGGCGCAGGTGAGCGATATTTATTGCCACATGAATATACGCAAATGGCTGGGCGAGCCGGGCGGAGGGGGATTGATACGATAGGCCACGTCGTGCATTGCAATAACTTGTTTGCACTGCCTATGTCCAGCGAATACAATGCGATGTTGTGCGGGAATCCGCAAAAACTGGTGTCGAAATATCGGATTTCCTATTCGGTTATTTTGGGGTATTTAGTGGCAATTCCCGGGATTGAGCGGAATACTGGAGAACCGGGGTTCGAACTGGGGTTCTGTCCGGTTCCATTGGATACCTTTGTCCAATTCGCAGAAAAAAGCATGATATCGAGAGAAATCGCTAAAGATATTTCGGACCAATGTTCCTCTATAGCAATAGTTGCGGAGAAATTGGACAAAAAACGGCAGATGCTGGATTTAATGCAAACCCCGGCTGATATATGTCGCGCGTATTTAGATATAGAAAATCGCGCAAAAACCAGTGTCAATAAAAAACGGAAAGAATTGGAACGTCAGGCACAACAATGGAGAACGCAATATCGATATATAGTAGAAAATGGAAAAACGGTTGCCGAATATGATGAATTGGTTGCATTGAAGTCCAAAGAAGAGGCGTGTCTCCGATATATTCAAGAGTATATTCTCCAGCAGGTAAAAAACGTAATAGATATATTGGTTTCATTGCGGTTTGTAGAAACCGTCGACAACCAGACATATATATCAACCACCGCTGGAAAAATGGCGGCCGAACTCGCCGAAATACATCCAATTGTATTCGTCCAATTAATGGAATATACTCAAGATTTCGCACAAATGACACCGACCCAATTAATCGGACTATTTAGCGTTTTTACAGACATAAAAGTATCGCAAGAGAAAAAAACATACGCCCCGGCATCGAAAGATACAGTATTGCAACAAACGGTCGAAAAAATGGATATGTTGTTCTCTGAAATAGCGGACCGAGAATATGAAACATCCATGAACACCGGATTCAAATACAATGCATTGATGTATGATTTATTAGATGATATATCATTATGGTGCGAATGTCAGACAGAACCGGAATGCAAATATTATATACAGAATATATTGGCTGAGAAGGGTATTTCAGTCGGAGACTTTAGCAAAGCTGTCCTAAAAATAGCAACAATCGCAAAAGAAGTGGGAGCTTTATGCGAGAACTACGGCAAGACGGAACTACAATATAAGATGGCTAGTATAGAACCGTTGATACTAAAATATATAACGGTTGCGCAAAGTTTATATGTATAATACAACAAACAATATAGGTTATCGGTAATAATGTTTATATAAAGCGAGAACGACCGGAAGTGTTCGATATTTATCCGGAGATGGGTTATCATCGAAGGATAAAGTGGTCATATATCTTCGCCACTGTCGGATTCATCGGAATCATGAACTTCATTGTGAGAACTACCCTCTATAATGACTTCATCGGACGTATTATCATCATATTCCGATATGTCTGAAACGATTGTTAATGGATTATCTGTCATATGAAATGACGGGTGTGTTGCTATAATAATATATTGGCTATAATGCGTGGAATCGTCGGATGTATATTCCGCGTCGACCGCTTCAACTGTATCTGTTTCTGGCGCGTCATTCTCTATAGTATAATTTGCTTCTACCAATTCGAGATGGGACGTTTGATATATATGAGTATCCACCGGTTCATCGAATGGAATATGCTTATCATTAAACGTAATATGTTTTGTCATTTTTTTAGATAATCCTTCACGCGTTAACCGAATAATTTTTCGACCAAATATAGGGTTGTATTTATACAATTTATGCAATTTATATAATAGTTTCGCCTTAGAATCGAGTATTCTATATTCTTCGGTGGAATATTTAATGATATAGTATAATTCTAAATATGGTTTCATAATATTGGCTAAACTATCTTTTGGGAAATCTTTGTCGATAATTATTTTGGGTTGATATTTTTGCAACATTCGATTTATACTAAAAAACAGCGCATCTGGAGTGCTATTTCGAATTGCGCTTTTAATAAACATATTCCGAATCGTATTTTCATTTTCGTCGCGAAATATTCGCAAATTGAAGTCGGTCAAAAAATAATTATGAAATAAAACGGGCATCAATATAGGGGATTGTTTTAAAAAAAAATAAATATTGTAAAGGTCGGACTTTTGAAATGGAATATTGGTATATGGGTTTTTTAGAACAAGAGGTTCTACGAAGAAATTAGGCGCATGTGTAAGGGACGAATTAATGCTAGATACTAAATTGCTAGCTGTAAATAAATATATTTTACCGTTTTGAAATAATGAAAATACATTAATATTATTACGGTCGAGAGGAGTCATAAATAAATCATGTTCGATTTGGACTTTTGACCTTTTATGTCTCCATATATTCGCAAATCTAGAAAACCCTCGATAGTATTTTTGGGTTGTTCTAAAAATATCGATTATTTCGGTGTCTATATTAGTAAATGGATTATCAAGGTTCTTTTTTAGAAATTGATATTTTTTTGAAACCGCGTAATATTTTTTGTTTGATTGTTTATCAGCGTCGTCTATTTTTGCGTTGCAATTAGGTTCAGCAATTGTGCTATAAAATAACATATTATTAGATAAAACAAAAATAATATTCGTATAATTTGGATTTTTATATATACTGAAGATAGTATTGTTTTTTTTGGTATAAAACTCTTGTATATTAAACGATGTGCATGGTTTAAATATTTCATTCATTTCAGTCTCCGTGTTATTCGGATACAATATTTTGCATAATATTGTATTAAATATTGACATTATGATGGACTGTGACGTAGCTTTATTATTATAACGAATACTATTTATCTCACTTTTCAATATATTGTTTTATACTACCCTTACTATTTTGGTATAGTATGCCCATAACGATAATCCTACAAAACATTTTGCGGTTAAGTCTAATATATTCATGGAAATATTTTTATATTCTTCATTCAACATAAATACAAATCCATATAACGACCAAACAAATACAAATACGGTATATAGCAAATAATTTGCAGTGGACCCGGATGATTTCACATATTGGAAATATATAATCGCAAACATCAATATAAAGGGTATAAATCCTACTATTTGAGAATATCGTCTGGATAATACTTGTGTTTCTCCGGCATATCCTAAATATAACATAGCGTAATTGAGTAATATAATAATTAGTATGATTCCCAATGAAACGAACTTTTTCGCATTTTGGGCTAATACTAAACATAATACTAATAACATCATCGGTGTAGTTATAGACCAATCAATATATCTCGTTTTGGTTAAATCTGCCCAGTCAACTTCAATACCTTTATTGCTAAAGTTCTCAATTTGACTAACAAATATAGAGTAAAAATATCCAGCAACTACAGATATACATGTTTCTAAATTGAGCACATGGCGAACAAATGGATTGGAAGTTCGAATCGCTTCAATGAACGTTATTGTTCCGGTTGTTAATAATAAAATATATGTTATTACGAAGGAAAACTTGACATAATAACGCACCGGGTTCTCTTTTTTCTTTTTCGGGTCATCTATAACAATCGATTTACCAGTTGTATTTCCACCATTCAAACCTAGCGAAGTATTATTATTCGTCGAAATCGAACTCATATAATATTATATATTATAATATTATATTTATAATTGTAATAAAATTGAAATAATACGACTACTTATTATTAATCATAACCTATACACTATGACGACCGTATTACCCGATTCATATACATCATATACATCATATGATCATACGAATATAGCTATGGCTGACACTATTTATGACATAGAAAACTATGAAGAGGAATATATCGATTGCGAAAAACAAAATGGAAATTATTATTTAGGGTCGTGCGTATATACCCGCGAAACTGGCGCTATACAATTATCGACGGCTATATCAGTCGACGCATTATTCAAATATGATATAGGTTCAATACAATTATATTTAGAAGAATATGATATGCATCGGGGTTCAATGTCATCCGTCCATATCATGCAATTGGATATTAAACCGGATGGAGAATATTGTGCGATTATTAAGACGTTTTGGTTAAAAATAATTCAACGCGCTTGGAAAACCCAGTTTGCAAAAAGGAAAACCGCCATCCGTATGCGTGGAAGAATACAATCGCAATATTATTTTATGATACATGGGCGCTACCCGGAAGGATTAAACCATATACCGGGTATACGCGGATTATTGCGACAATTATCCGGAGATGGTTTATCATCGAAGGAAAATCCGGTATTCCGAATAATTGTATAATAGTATTTGATAAATTGTATATAAAACATATAAAAATTATATGTAAAAGTATATATTAGAATGGCGTTATTTTCTTTTTCACGACTTCCGCTCGGTGCATCCAATTCCTCCCCAAAATATAATGTAGGAGATTCTTTATTTGAATGGGTTGTTTCAGTCTATTCTAAAAAGCTACAGCGTATACGTAAATCAAATATGATTATAACGGACACCATTGATATATCAGCGAATACGTATAATGTTGTATATGGAACCCCCAATGGCGTCAGTTATGTCTATATTGGGTCGTCGGATAGCACTAAACTCTCACGGTTTGTATCGTCGAGCGATAATCCGGGTTCAACGCGTTTAGACTATACTATTACCATGAGCACCGGCGCAATTGCACCATATACCGTTAATAATATGTATTCTAGGTTTATTGCATACAATAATGGATATTTATGGACTATACCTTCCATATATAATTATACAAATACGGGAACATATATTGCTAGGATAAAAATGGATAATGATGTCGTTCCAACTACATTTAATTTTAACACTACCACAAATACTACGGATAGTAGATTAACTATTTATAATATTTCGCCATCGGTTATTTACAATGTATCAAAAATATACATTTATGGCAATTATATATATAACTTATACAATACTGGAGCGAACTCATCTCGCATATTAAAGTTTACTATTTCACAAGGTCCTACTTCTGGAATATTTACTCCAGTATATAATGAACTTGTTTATTCATTAACTGGAATAACGGAAATTGCAAGTGATAATGTTTCGACTATATGGATGTCAAAAGATTCAACTATTTCTGGGATTATTTATACTATGTCTATTAATTTTAATACGAGTATAATCGAAAATTCGCCAATGACCGGAATAGTAAATACAATAACCCCTGGGTTAAAATCCATATATTCAATGATATACGGCGCTGGATATTTATGGGTATCCGGAATTAATATAACAACGCAAACTCCACAAATATTGAGAATAAATGTTTTAAAAAATACAATAGACATGACGATTCCTTTAATTACTACTCCATATATATCCTATATTTCCAGTATGGAGATATACAACGAATATTTATGGATAGTGGATTATGGCCAGAACGCATCCTTATTAAAAATGAAGATTTTTATTCCATGTTTTAAAGAGGGAACGAAAATATTGTGTTTAAATCCTCAACTGAAAGAAGAATATATACCCATTCAACAAATACGCAAGGGACATTTAGTAAAAACGTATTCGAATGGATTTGTTCCGGTTGCGATGATTGGAAAATCCCATATATCCAATCCGGGGACAAAAGAACGTATTAAAAACAGTCTATATAAATGTTCCAGGGAGAACTACGCCGAATTGTTCGAAGATTTATATATAACGGGATGTCATTCTATATTGGTGGATGATTTGACAGATGAACAGTATGATAAAACAGTGGATGCCCTGGGTCAAATATATAAAACCGAAGGGAAATACAGACTGATGGCATATTTAGACGAAAATGCGGAGCCATATGAGTATTCTGGAACGGAAACAATATGGCATTTTGCATTGGAAAACGCCGATTATTATATGAATTACGGGGTTTACGCGAATGGGCTCTTGGTCGAAAGCACGTCGAAGAGATACATGAAAGAATTGTCGGGAATGGAGTTGATTGACGGATAATCTCATAAAATTGATTTATGAAGATACAATTATAATTATATTAATAACTATAATTGAGAATGAGTGGAGAACATATCACATTTGAATTGGCGAACGAGGTCAAGCCCCAAACCATGCATATCCCAGTTGTTGGTGAAACCACGTTTGGATTGACTCGATATTTATATATTATTGACGATGTCAAATCGTCGTTGGTTATAGCTATATTAGAAGGAAATCGCGACGAAGCGTTATTTTGGGCGTATGAATTGTATTTCTCCGGGTTAAAAACGGAGGTTATGTGGATACTAGAACTCATGGTGCAGGTCATGTATAGCACATTGAATCCGAGGTTAGTTTCGTTTTTAGAATCGAAAAAAGCGGAATGGGAGAAAAACAAATCCTATAGTGTGGTCGGTTCCTTTATTTATAATATGGTGGGGCGACCATATGACATACGTGAGTTTATACGCATTTATTGCAAAGACGCCGAGTGTCTGGAATACATGGAGCGCATGCCCCGGGGCGAAGCCCCCGCCCCTCCGGGGCGACAAATATACATACATATCGAGCCGAAAGATGTCAAAAAATACATAACGGTTAATCACCTAAAACCGCATTATTTGTTGAGAACCGTTGCTAAATACCCGGTGCGGACAAATACCCGGGGCATATTTGAGCATGACCATCATCTATATACGCATCGGCAAATACAGTCGCTATATTGGTATAACTGGTTGTATTATGCCGGACAGTCGCCGATATGGGGAGAACGTATTGCTAAATATGGCGGAGTTATCAATGACGAGAAACATACGGTGGATTTTGCGACATATGAACAAGACGAAGGGTTTCACGATAAATACAATTTAGAGCCGGATGAACAACCGGAGGAGGTGCAACATATGAATATCGGGGATGGCGCATCGCGCGAGAACCAGATGTCGTGGACGGAGTTTTATGAGAAATACAAAAATTAAAGAATGTCTGACGGTCGATTGCCTGCCTACAGCACAAATTGGAAGTATATCTGGAGAGCCGGAGATTCGCATACTGAATCGGTATGTGCATAGTGGTTGACTATTATAACCCTTTCCAGCCCGCATTTTACACTTTATATGTAGGAAACTAACAATTTTGTCAGTTTCTCATCGTTTTGGTCCGGAAAAGGATAAGAGTGATTATCATCTCATAATAATATATATGTCATGTAATATAAATAACATATATTACCTGATTGGTTAACGCCTACGTTTTTGTTTTGTTTTGTTTTGTTTTGTTTTGTTTTGTTTTGTTTTGTTTTGTTTTGTTTTGGTTTGTTTTGTTTTTGGTTTACTTCTTTTTCCACCATATTTGCCACCTAACAATGACACAGAAACTGTATTTCGAACAGTAATGGGTTTGTTTGTTTGTATGTTAGTTATTCCGGTGTGATCATCTGATAATTTTTCGTCGGGACTTGCCGAAGAATATACGTCTGGGTCATTTATATCTGTTTCCACATATTTACGAAACCTGTCTTGTGTTTCAGTATTTTTAAACAAATGACGCTGGAATTCCGTTTTAATTGCTTTTATTGTATTAACATATTTTATTGTACCAACATATCTATAGTTTTCTATATTTTTTTTCCCTCTAAAATCATAATACTTATACCTGTGTATAAAATTACATGTTAACGAATGTTTTTCTTCTGCTACAGTTATGTTAAGGTTGTCTTTGTTTACTCCAATTATATCATTACTTGAAAATAGATACATAGGTTCATCATCATCATCTTGCATAACACCTGTAAGGGTTAAATTTATAAACTTATACATATATTCTGACCCGCGTATACTATAACGTTTTTCTATATCATCATCATCATCATCATCATCATCATCATCAATATTAAAAAATTTGTTGCGTTGGTCTCTAACATTATATTTTTTTATATCTTTATCACTCATATAAATCGGGTTTTTTGAAAAAACAGATTGAGTGACGTGAACACCATCACTATTGGTATACGTATAATCCGCGAGATACATATATCCTCCACTTGCAATAGGGTTGTTACTATCGGTTCGATCGGTTATTTTATAACTACTAATATGATCGTATTGGTGTGAACTCATATATTATATATATATATATTCTTTCTGCTTTATCCTTCGATGATAAATCATCTCCGGATAAATCTCGAACACTTTCGGTCGTTCCGACCTCCCGCGTTCTCGCTAAACTCCAAAAAACTTCCAATTCCGGCACTCGTTCTGAACTCCGTTGTTCGCCAACGCTCGTTCCGACCTCCAGAATTGCCCCTAACCCTTTCCGGACCAAAACGATGGAAAACTGACAAAATTGTTAGTTTCCTACATATAAACTTTAAAATGCGGTCCGGAAAGGGTTAACGCATAATATTATAAACACCCCCAGCCGTTAGCGCCATCAATACCCCACCCCATATTGTATCCATAACCATGATTTCCCATTTCCACCGTTTCAAAATCGCGTAATTCGTGGATTCATACACACCGTATATAACAATTCCGAATAAAAACGCGCCAAATATAGACCGATGTTCACGCAATATAAAATAATACAACCCACCAATCAAACAAATATAACAAACGACGGCTCCGAGTATTCTAAATTGCACCGGGGCATGCTGAATAGCCGTTATTTGGTTCGTCATGATTTTCTGCGTAGCCGTTAAATAAATGGCATCTAAACCCAACATAATAATGGCGGTTAATACCAACGTTTTTATCATAATCGACGTCTTCATATGTATATACCATAGATGGATACAATATTAGACGCCAATACTCGGTTCTCGTTCCGGTGCAATTATATCGGCTATTTTTTCCTCTATAGTAGTTGTATTACCCGCCGATGTAGGGTCTTCCTCTGTTTCCGACTTTACCGGTTCCACCGTCTTCGCCTCCTTTTTGAATATATTCTGTTGTTGTATGAAATAGAGAACCCATTGCGGACTATAGGCAACCACATTCATAACCGAATTATACGTTATAGAATATATGGACGTATTCGTAGTAAATTGTATACTATACCACCAATAGGGAGGAATATATAACACATGACCCGCATCCACATCAAACTCTACAAATCGGATATCGTCCGAAGATTTATCCCAAGCATTGTATGCACTTCGAAACTCATAGTTCTCGTAATCTCTTATAGGATGTAAATATTTAGAGCTTTTCCACGGCGTCATTTTTACGTGGATTTTCCCGGACGTAATGACATAAAAATGTCGATAATCGTAATGATATCGCAACGGCGTCGTCGTTTTATCCGAACCGGTTATATAATCATATTTTGAGGCAACTGTTGCGGTGGGTTTGAAATACGCATCCGCCGTTTTTATTTTACTTAATATATCAGATTCTTCTAAAAACCAGCTATTGTTCTCCGTGTAGTAATGAGAACCCGCATCATTTTGCAATACTTTATATGCATTCGAACATTTCATCGGTATACTGTCGACTGATTTGGATTCGTCGTCGACGCGAGTATAATAATCCCTCGAATCTTTTAGATGGAGTATTTCAGACCCGTATTTATTGCTCATATATTCTAGGGTTCCGTTCTCGAAAACCGCCGGGAGTATGGATTCAAACTCAAATATAACGGGTTGTTTTATATTACATATTTCTTGCAAATGCGCGTTGCTGTTATAATCCATTTCATATATCTCTAAATCTTCACCGTGTTTGTATTGATGTGTTATATGTATATAAGCGAATACTACACATGCAAAAATAATAAACCCAAATAAATAATTCATATATACAATTTATACACAAGCCATTCTATATATTTTAACGTATTATATCTTTTTTTGATGATAACCCATCTACGGAGAAACTGCTAACATGACCGCTCGTTCAACCGGTATGGACCGAATGGGTGGGCTTATGTCCATCAATTTTCCATCAATATTTGCATATTGAACCGATGGCGGAAACGGGTTATATTCTCGCAAAGGATTCGAATTGCACGTTATCCGTTTTAAAAATGGCGGCAATTCGGGCATGATGGCTACTTTATTGTCCGCAAAGAAAAAATCTATCAATGTTTTCGGTAAAGGCGGTATATGACGTATATAATTATGTTCAAGATATAATCCTATCAATTTAGGAGGTATATTCGGTATATCCGTTAATTCATTGTTTGAACAAGATAAAAACTCCAATGCACTTGGTAAAATGGAAGGTAATTCATAAATATTATTACTATAGCAATATAGCCATTCTACAGTATTTGACAATTTGGGTATTCTTCTTATTTTATTTTCATTACAAAATACGGACAGTAATTTCGCATGATATAATTGGGGTAGTCTTCGTATACGGTTTTCACTACAATTCAAAATAATCAGTGTTTTGGGTATTTTTCCTATAGTAAACATATTACACGAACGACAATATAAATATTTTAGTGTACTAGGTATTTTATGCACGGACCTACAATATATTTTATATAAATACAGGTTCTCCAAATGGCTAAATCTAGATAGGTCTAAATTATTATTAATATTTATAGGTAGGTTGCTATGTGTCATAAAATAGCTCTCGAAAAACCGGTTGAATGTCGTTGTATTTTGTTTGTTGTTTAATCCGTCCACTGTCAATTCATTGTCTGATATATAGAGTATTTTTACTATTTCTTCATTGTATGCGGTGAGAACATCATATGAAAGTATAGGTGTATCCGGTTCCGCTATTTCCGGATGAGATATATAATAAGAATATAGGATATCCCCCATGAGTTTGATTTCGGTTGTATTATCTGGCATAGAATCTATTATTTTAAAAGCATATTGTGTTATAAATAGTATATCATGAGGTCCAGGTCTTCTAGTCATTCTACTATTTTCATATAGATATAAATATATTTTTATATCTATATATACCTATATAGATTGTCCGAGTCATACTACTATGCCACCAAAAACGAAAAAATCCGCGGATATATTTACAGAAAATGATATAGAAATCCTAAATATAGATATTGCCGGTAGTTTTTTCATGGATATGATTGGACAACATATGCCGGTTTTTGTGGAGTTGTTGAAGAAAATAGTAAAGCCGGGTTCTCCTGAATTGGCGGAGGAATTGACCACGTTTCATGTCGAGTCAGTCACTCTAGAAAAAAAGTTTGATAATGCTATGGTTCCCAAGGGAAGTCCAAAAAAAGATTCGGATTTGGCCGAGGTTCATTGGTTGTTTATTGTCAAAAACCTCGGCTCAAAAACGAAAAAGGAATCCAAACTCACAATGTCTGACTTTACAATATATAACGCGTATGAAAAAAAAATGCAAAAAGAAGGTTCTCATCAATTTTGCCAATCACATGCATTGTATATGGCCTATAAATATTATTCCGGTATGCCGATTCCGATAACAAATCCACGAGATGCATATATAGATTTATTGACGTTCTGGAAATTGCTGCTTGATAATATTGGTTTAACATCGCTAAATAAGCCCACATTTATATCGAAAACATTGAAATCCATTTTTGCACTAAATAAAGAAACCGAACCGAATAAACCCCTAGTAAAATACGTGGTGGACCGTTTTCCAAAAAACTTCTTAGATATATACACTATTATGACATCGGATGTTGCTAAAGTATATTGTCCGACTTGGATGTGAGAAATAATTATAAGCAACTATTCGTCGCAACTATTCGTCGTCTTTTATTTTCGGTGCTAAATAAAACTTTATTTTGGCGGGGTTATCCAATTGCCCGCCTAAATCATATATAATTTGAATCGGATAGGAATTACTGATTTTTATTTCAATTTCCCGAGCCAATTTGTTATATAAACAAATATTATGCAAATATTGTAAACTAAACGACAATGTCAATTTACAGTTTTCATCAATAATAAATGTGGTTAAATCGTCGATTTTAATTTCCACAAACATTTTCCCATTTTCTAAACTATTGGAGCTTAACATAATACGGTCTTCATTGCATTCTATATCCATTGTATCTCCAAACATTTGCAATTGATTAACGACACTGGAAAAATGGGGGGATGAAATGGTAAACTCGGCCTGATGTTCTATTTCGGGAATACCCATCAAATCATTTTCTAAATCAATCAATGGGAGAACAAAATGTTTGTCAAACTCCACTTTATTTTCACTAGTAAAATGTATAAATAATTTATCCGTATTTGAATCTACATAGGAAATATGTATGGTTTGGGTTTTCTCTCGGGCGTTCAATACCTTATATAATACGGTTGAATTGATACCTAATGTAATGGCCCCCGGCGATGTATGTTCATATGTATCAAACCATGTCGCCGGTAAATCCATTTCAATGATAGATACATGACCACTATCCATTGTTTGGATATACATTCGTTCCTTTTCAAATATAACATTGACCTGTTCAGTAAACGCCTTTATATGCTGAAATAACCCTGTAAAAATATCCGCATTTGGTATTTGTGTTATACAAATATTCATTTATGCGAATAATTGTATAATTATATTTATTATGTTTTATTGTAATGTATTTTTAGGGGGGTATTATCCACCATTATTTCACGGTTCGATAAATCCGTTATATGCACTATTTCTAATATAGTATTAATCGCTTTTTCTGACGATTTGATATCATGTTTTACAACTTTTCTACGAGTTTCTTGGGGAAGTAATGTTCCCAATAGTTGAGATATTGTTTCTATACATGATGGAATATTATATAAATGCATGGCAACTAGTAATGTTGGAAAATTAGGAACAGTAGACTGTAATTTTTTACTGTATAATATTATACATTCTTTATATCTATTATATGCAGAAACCGAAAATGTATGTAAATTGATATGTAGTTCTATTTTTCCATATTTTTGTATACAGTATATTATTTTATGAATGGTATAATTAATTATAGTATCATATAGCTCTGGGATAATAAAACTTTTGAACATAGTATAATCCACATATATTTGATATGTATCTGGTATATATATTATACACGATTCTAGCAATGTATTTATGTCTATTTCAGTCAATACCATTTTAGCGCAATCTTTTTTATATTTTTTTGATAAAAATAAACCTTTCGTATTCGTTTTGGCATAATGGCTTCGGATATTTTTTATTTGTTCAATCAATTCCGTATTTACAGTTCTTATCCTATTATTGTTATCTCTAGTTGTTTCTTTATCCTTCGATGATAAACCATCTCCGTATAAATCTTGAACACTTTCGCTCGTTCCGACCTCCCGAGTTCTCGCTTCATATACAGTTTCATTTCCTTTCATACTGTGAAACTCCTGCGCTCGTTCCTCGCGCCGGTCCTCGCGCGGTTCTCCTACACTCGTTCCAATCTCCGGAATTGCCACTGAACGAGCTATACTTTTATCTGACGTTTTACAATTTTCTGATATCAATGTATTGTTATATGATAACATTATATACAATAATAATTATATCTTTAACGTATAATTATTATATTATTATAAAACGAAATAATATTATTAAACATTCAATTCTGCATTCTCGGATTGGTCATCCGATTGGTCTACATCCGATAGTATTCGGATACGTTCTTCCATTAAGGTTTTGTTGACGTCCATCGTAAAGGATTGCAATTTAATGACAATATCCTTTATATTTTGTATTTCGGAAGCCAATAATTCATATCTGTCGTTAAACTCTTCGGTTATAGTCTCTATTTCGGTCTTAATTGCATCATTTGTAAGCGCAGAGCCATTTGACAATTGTGTAGGCTGAAATTGAATATTGGGTGGAGAACTCTCTTTTTGGTCTTTCATGAAACTTTCCAAAACTAGTAGACGTTTATCAACCAATGCTATAACTTGGGGCAATGTGAGACCTGGTGGTGGTTGAGACGGTGATTGCACATTAATCGTATTCGATGGTGCGGTGTCTGACAGCGGAACACCTCTACGCTTTCTAGCGGCGGCTAATGATGCACTCATAATTTACTATGTATATTATTATAATACGTTTTGTCTAAATAGTTATAACGCAAAATATTTTATGCAACCATTTTCATTTTTATTGACGGATGATGAACATATTGTTCTATCCATTCAATATCGTCTATGGAATACTCCTCCATATTTTGTTTATAGGATGTTATATGAATTTTAGGAAAAGGAAACGGTTCTCTATTGCATTGTTCTTTTAATGCATCTATGTGGTCCTCGTATATATGAGAATTGCCTAAAGTATATATAAACTCTTCGGCGTCTAATCCACAATGTTTTGCTAAAATGTGTGTTAAAAAAGAATAGGATGCAATATTAAACGGAACGCCTAAACCTACATCCCCACTTCGTTGATATAGAGAACATGATAGGTATTTTCCTTCTCGCACATGAAATTGCACTAAAATATGACAAGGGGGTAGAGCCATTTCATCTAATTGACATGGGTTCCACGCACTCATAACCAATCGCCGGGATGACCTCTGGTTGGGGTCTTTTAATGCCTCAATAATATTGGCTAATTGGTCGACGCCTTTCCCAGTGTAATCCGTATGACACGTTTCATAAGGCGCATTAAAATGTCGCCATTGATGGCCATATATTGGGCCTAAGTCGTTTTCTCCTAAATGTTCTAAATGGCGACTGTCTAAAAATGCGCGGGTTCCATTTGCATCCCATATATGGACATTTTGGTCTACTAGCGTTTGATTGTCCGTATTACCACTTACAAACCACATTAGTTCTTTAAAACATGTTTTCCACGCCGTATTTTTAGTAGTAATTATAGGGAGTTGTCCATTCGATAACGAGAACCGCATGAAATATCCAAAAATAGAGCGAACCGGTCCATTGCGGGTTGTTTCATCCGACCCCCGGTCTAAAATTGTTTGGATAAGTTGCAAATATTGTCTTTCTTCATGCGGTGTTATGTTTTCGGTCATCATCATATCTATAATTATATATAAATATTGTCTCTAACTATTTTCTAAAGAATGCTATATAGAGTATTAAATGGAAATATTACAGGAAACAAAAGATAGTTCTCGTCCAACATTTTTCAGCCATGTATTTTCTACAACAGAAGACGGAAAAGCCGAATTGCTAAATGTAGTGCAATATTCTACTTTAGGCGTTATTCCTGTAGTTGCGTTGAATAAATTGATACATCGATTTATTCCCGAAGCAGACCCAGATAAATCCAGTTTGGAAGTTTTAGCCGAAATATTTTTTCAGTTGGTGGTTATGTTTTGCGGGATTGTTATAATTCATCGTATTATAACATATATTCCTACCTATAGTGGATTTAAATACGACAATCTAGTATTAACCAACGTTATTTTGGCCTTTTTGATTTTGGTATTAAGTATTCAAACAAAACTCGGATTAAAAGTGAATATTTTAGTAGACCGGATTAGTGAATTGTGGAACGGACCGGAAGATTCACGCGACCCAAAACGCGGACTTCGCGTAAAACAAACGGCTGCAAAACATTCACCGTCTCAGGCCGACTATTTAGATAATAGTCAAATGCAACAAGGTGTATTTCCACCCGCGCCTGTATCTACTACCAGTATTGGTGGGGGATATGATTCGGCTATGAGAGGAACACCCCCGGTTCAAGACTATCAAATGCCTTCGGGCCCGGTTGCTGCAAACGGAATGTTGGGCGGGTCATTCGGGTCCATTTTTTAATTCGTAGGCGATATAACAGAATCCGGTTTATTTTATACTTCGTATAATATTAACTATAACTAAAAATACTGGAATTGTGAATGGAATTGTGCTAATCAATTTATGTAATACAATTTTTGCAATAATATTTGGTTCTTCTTTGAAATATTTACCTTCATGACCACATCGGTTTTCGTCAATTCTACACGTATCTGCGTACTTGTATGTTATTTTATCGGATATAATATCTTTTTCTCCAAACTTTTCGCATTTACTAAATGACGATGTATAATCACTTATCATACTAGGTTTGTAATAAATACAATTGCAGCATGCCGGTATATCCATATTTTTTATTATTTTATCACTTTGTAATATAGCTAATAGTATACCAGATACTTTCATTATGTAGAATATACTGGGTATATGCAATATTATTTAAGCAGTTTATCTATAAACCAATTATGAAGTAATTTAAAGTCATTTACATATACTATTTAGCTCAAATGAATATTCTCAAAAGTAAACTTAAAAACCAAACAAATGGACGAAAATATATCACAGGACAATTAAGCAAATATGAAATAAATGCTAAAGTGGATGATCCTGATATATTGGAGTTGTTAAAATATCATCCTACAAAACATATAAATATTGAAAATATAGATTATTTACAAGTAAAACTACACCCAACTTGGAAATGTCGAACATTGTATTACAAGTATAGAAATAAAGACACAATGGATGATATAACATATGTTGACTGTATAAAAAACTTGTTTGGAAAATATAACAGAGATGAACGATATGTAGCTGATGTTATGAATGCATTTAGAAACGAAAGCCATATTGGAACAAAACAACAATTTTTTATTGATAATACTACTGTTGTTGATGAAAAGTTTGTAGGATGTTGCGCAAAATGCAATATGACCACTACTACGATTACTACCGATCATTATCCTATAACATATCAGGAAATATTCGATAATTTTATACTAATCGAGAGAATTGTATTATCTGAACAAGATATTTATGAAACGGAAAGATGTGAGATTAAATTGAAAAATAGCGATTTTGCTGAAAAATGGAGAACCTTTCACGATAGCATAGCAAATTATAGATTATTATGCAAATCTTGTAATAGCAGCGGCGGTTCATATGGATATGTAAGAAAAACATAAGTAATACCTATAAACGTATTTAAAAATACACATATATATCTCTATAAATCCACACATAAACCGCCCATGTCCCATAATATAGACCATATATTCTATATCAATCTGGCCCACCGGGAGGATAGACGTTGTGAAATAGAACGAGAACTAGATGCATTCGAATTGCCATATGAAAGATATGAGGCGATGTCCACCCCCGGGTGCGGTAGCATCGGCTGTAGTTATTCGCATTTAGGTGTATTGAAACTGGCAAGAGAACGCGGTTATAAGAATGTTCTCATATTCGAAGACGATTTTCAATTTATTGTGTCAAAATCTGAGTTTGAAAAGGACCTGACGGAATTGTTTGCCATGCATTCCAAGTTCGATGTATGTATGTTAGGATACAACTTGGTGCGCGGCGAAACCCTATCGGAAAATCCACGGTTAACCCGGGTAAATGAAGCGCAGACCATGTCGGGCTATATTGTGAATCATACAATGTATGATACACTAATAGAATTATATGAATGGTCGTCTCCACTAATGTCATCTACCAGAGAACATTGGAATTACGCGTGCGACCAGGCATGGAAACGCTACCAGCCCGGGGCGCAATGGTATTGTTTCACACAACGAATGGGTATACAGCGACCATCTCATAGTGATAATACAGACAATTTTGAAGATTATAAATGTTAATGGCGATGTTTATAGGTGCATGGTTTCTTTTTGCCGCCTTTTTGGATAGGTTGTTTTTTGGTTTTCTTGCGAATCGGTTTAAGAGACCTTTTGGGGGCATTGATAGATATGGCTATTTTATCGAGTTCTCGTCGATTTAGCAAAATATCTATCATTTGAATACTATTTAGGGAGCTTTTCATGCGTTTTGGCATAGCGAGAACACCTGAACTCGGAACCGCGCGAGGAACGAGCGCAGATGTTCGATGTTTATCATCGAAGGATAATGGTTCTCCATCAACGACTTTATGGTCTTTGAAATATTTAGCATATTTCTTCATTATATTGTTTTCTGTTAAAATAGATTCATATCGATTCAATAGTTCTTTGACGGTTATTCGTTTTGATAATTGTGCAGAAACCATACTATATCCCAATTCGAATAGGTCTTTATACAATTTGGCCGATAATAAATGTTTCGTTTTTTTTAAAACATATAATAAGGTTATGCCTGTTCCATAAACATCAATCGAATGGATTGATTTTTTTAAAAATGAATTATATTTAGGAATAGTTGCTTCTATAACGATAGTTTGATAAAATCCGGCCATATGTTGCGCAAACTCTTCAGAATCCGTTGTATGGTTAAATATGTATGAATAAAACCCTTTTATAGCGTCTATAGATTTGGTATTTGAGTTATATATCGACTGTTTTAACGACACTCCACCATGAGATGACGTGGATTGATTCATTAGTTCACGTAGAATGGATTCATAATATTGTTCTTTTTGTTCTTTAGACAATTTAGTGAAATACATATACATGTTTTGATTTAGAAAAAACATTTCAAATGGATAGGACCAATGATATTTAGCAATTTGATTGACACTTTTTTGAGATTCGGAAACCATGGATTTTACGGTGGTTGTCAGTCCGAAATCAATTATATTTAGGGACCCGGTTTCTTCCGATAGCACTATATTCTGGGGTTTCATATCACAATGCAATATGCCATGTTTTAAATACATATGTATAGCACGTATTATGCGATGAAACTCTATGAAAAATCGTTCTATTTTGGTTTTATTTTCGGTAGTCGGCTGAGCGTTCTCCATTTTATCGGCGTATTCTTGGATATTTATTCCACCGTCATTCATAACCAATAGAGTTGCTTCGTTTAAATCTGCCAATAGTTCGTTCCCGTTTTCGCATCTTTCAATTGCCTGTATATTTGAGGGGATATTCGCGACATTGCATTCTGTTGGATATCCTAAATAATATTCTGATGATTTATCGATATCTCGTATATGACTATATTCCCCCAATTCTTGTTTCGCATATTCTTTGGGCATTATTTTCGATACCTTGTTTTTATAGGATAATAATGGTGCGTCTTTACATAGTAAACTGGGTTTATGTATACAACCATAAGCTCCTTCTCCAATCACAGTTGGGGTGCTCATTCATATATATTTATACGACATTTTATATGTTTGTCCGAGGAGATTTATCCTTCGATGATAACCCATCTCCATATATAGATTGAATGCCTGAGCGACTTTAGAGAGTAGGTGTTCTCGTTATAGATGTTAAGTTTTCCATGACTTCGAGTTTTCGGACGGACTTTTCGAAATTGGTTTGTTTGTCCATATTGGAATACAAATAATCCATATTCGGGTTCTCCTCTTGTTTTTTGATTTGAGTATATACGTGGTCGATTTGTTCCATGACATTTTGCACGGTTGGTTTATTGGAAACCAATTCGATTCCACTCGGAATGGCCTCTGTAGTTAATGCGACGGCATAATACAAGAGGTATCGGCGTTTTTTGCATGCAGCAGTAGTATATTTTATGCAAAATAGGGACTTTAGGGATTTAGCAATAGTAGAAATAAAGGTATTATTTATTTCGGCGATACGGAGTTCGATTGCATCCCATAATATCCATATGATATCTTTTTGGTATTTATGTTCTACGGGTATGGACGCTCGACTATCCGCAAAAATGGGGGCCTTTCGCTTTTTACAAATAGTGTCGAACTCTATCATCCATTCTATCCAATAACAGGCGGTTGTCATATTCGCGCGGTCTTTCGAAATGTTATAAGAGAACTCGTTAACCGGAATGAGCAATTCTTTGGGGTCGTCCTTTAGCAATATTTCTTCGGCGTATTTCGCAGAGGGGGCTTTCAATCTTTCGGTCATTTGGGTCATATCGAACTCTTCTACTCGGTTGATTCGTATCGGCTCAAAACTGTGTTTTTTATTGGAGAGTGCGATAGTGCTGATGATTTCGGCGAACAATTTCCGCATCTGTTTGTTATTGCGGAGTTGCAATTCATTTATATACATACCTTTTTCCATTATATTTCGGAACAATTGGTATCGCATGTCTAAATAAATCACGAGTTTAGGATTTCCTAAATGTATGTATTTTCCGACATAATGTAATAGTATTTCCCATATATCGGCATAATGCCCGGCGCAAATGAGCTCGGCCGTCCAATAACACGCGGGTTCGATTTTCGCTTTCATGAGACTTTGTTCCAATTGGGTTTTCACGTCGGTTTTCTTGTATTTCGAGAACGAGATTCCTTTGAACATCGCTGGCTGGCGCAAATCGTTTATTTCCGAGGGGTCGGTTGCTTTTATGGTTTCCATTTTATTCTATTACTCTATAGTAGAATAAAAACTAGGGGGTAGTTCGCATATTATTTAGGCGATTCTTTATTGTAGTTGGTTTATGACCGGAGAATAATATTATATGTAAGAATAATGAAAGTAGATACATATTTATCTTTTCCCATTATATATTTGTATAAAATGGAGTCTTCGTCTTCGTCTTTTAGCTATGATATTCAAGGAATGAACAGTATTCATACAGATAATATTGCTAATATGTCTAATAATGAACTTATTACATATCTAAACGAAATAACAAATGACGTTCTCAAACGAAAAAAAGAAGAAGAAGAAAAAGAAAAGGCAAAAAAAAAAGCGGCAGAAAAAAAAAAGAGATTAAAAAATTTTAATGAAAGGCGTTCATCATCTTAAGCACAATATAGACAAACTAAATCTCTCATCTGGTCAACGAACCAAAAAACAAAAAAATAGTCTAAAAAGAATCAACACAAATAAAAACCCGTTATAAATGCATAGCCGTATTGTTGTTGATTTTTTGGTATAAAAATCACCAGGCATGAAGGCGACGACGTCGACTTAACTTACGTAGGGTCTTTTTAGACCGGGATTTTCGCGGTTTATTTTTTCCTCGTTTTGTATATCGGTGTTTTACGGCTTTCTTTCCACTACCACTAACTAAATCTTTATTATCATGACCAACTATATTTTTCTTGTTCAAATAGGAAAGTATAATATTAGTAGCTTCCGCATTACTTAAGGTAGTATTCTTACTTAAGGGTTTGATTAAGGGTTTGGGCTGTGGGTGTTCATCGGCTTCCGGTTCAGTCTCATATATATATTTTGTGTCCCTATACTTATGTCGGGTTAGTCCTGATATTTCATTCATTATATACAATATAACTATATAATTATTTATTATCAATTTCACCCAATAATACCTATATACACCCCCTCCATTTAATCCGTAATCATTCTGGGAACCACGTTGATGGTTTGCAATTCTTGCGCCATCAGTTTATACGCATACGGTATTTCGACTCTGGCGAAATCGGTCATATTATTACATGTATTACACAAATGCACACTAAACTCCGACCCAGTTTCGCGACCCACCACCGCCGCTTTTTGAGACCCGTCATTGTATGCCGCAATCATCCCGCATTTCCGGCAAACATAGGCACTATATTTATCAGATACATCATATAACCGTTCTCGGCAAAACTTGGACATACCATGTGCTATCATAACATCACGCTCCATTTCACCAATACGGAAACCACCATCGCGACTGCGCCCTTCTGCAGGTTGTCGCGTCAAATTGACCATAGGACCTATCGCTCTACTATGCTGTTTATCTGCAACCATATGTTTTAATCGCTGATAAAATACGGGCCCGATAAATATACTGGTTTCCAATTGTTCGCCCGTCAACCCGTTATACATGACTTCGTTTCCGTGGCTTTCATATCCCAGTTTTTGCAATTCTCCGATAATCGTTTTTATGTCTAAATTGCCGAAACTGGTTCCATCGCCAAACATGCCGAGTTCCAATAATACTTTTCCTAAAAGTGTTTCTTTGAGCTGAGCAATCGTCATACGAGATGGAATCGCATGTGGATTGATAATAATATCGGGTTTTAATCCGTCCTTCGTAAAGGGCATATCACATTCCGGGATAATATTACCGCAAGTACCTTTTTGCCCATGGCGACTACTAAACTTATCTCCATAGCTGGGTTTTCGGAAAACACGGACTCGCACTTTAGCGAAATTGTATCCATCCCCATTGCGACCAGTGTAATTTTTGTCAATATATGTCTCCTCTGTCGTGCGAAAGGTTTTGCTCTGGTCTTCGTATTTGATGGTTTTCGTAGGGTCGTTGCGGTTTTCTTTAATCGGAATAATTTTAGCAATAATCACATCGCGGTTTTCTACCAGCGTATTTTCTGGTATAAAACCTTTCGAGTTGACTTTATCATAATTGCCGAACTTGATTCCCTTCGTTTTGGTTTTATCGGGTTTGCATCGGATGATTTCGTCGCGGATAATATTCTTGTCTTCGTCTTTTTCAGTGTGATAGATTGTTGCGGCAAAGAGTCCGCGGTCAATCGAACCCTTGTTTACGAGGACACTATCTTCTTGATTATATCCAGTATGTGTCATAATCGCCACGTGGATTTGACATCCGGAGGGGATTTGATTTAGGTGAATAAAGTTCATCAGACGTGTATCTACCAAGGGTCGGGATGGGTATGTCAACACATAGGCGGTTTTGTCCATACGCTGGTCGTAGTTGAGCGAATAGACGCCGATAGCCTGCTTACCCATGGCGCATTGATACGTGTTTCTAGGCGCTTGATTATGCTCTGGAAATGGAATACATGATGCTAAAACGCCGAAAATAGTACTGGGATGTATTTCACAATGGGTGAAATTGTATTTAGCGAGAACGCTGGCGCTCGTTCCAAGCGCAGTTGTTCGAGATTTATCATCGAAGGATAAAGCATCATCTACTAAATATCCCTCTTTTGTTTTCATCGCAATCATCGAATAGTTTTGTTCCTCCGGGTCGATGTATTCTATGACAGATTCGTCGATGCGACAGCTCGTAAGCAGGTCATTCCATGCCAATTCTTTATTGGACAATTTTTCGATGATTTCGGGTGTTATAATCGCCTGATTGTCTTTTACGCGTAATAGTGGGCGCGTAAGCCTACCTCCGTCATTGCAAACACGTATTTCCAGCATTTTGAAATCGAAAACGACCGATGTATAAATATTAATAATACCCTTGTTTTTCTTTGACTTCATCTCGCCATACAATTCAAACGGTGTATCTGTTATACCCACCCATGTTCCATTGATGAATACCTTGACATGCCCATAGAGTTCTCCTGGTGTTCCGGCGTCTTCAATCTTTAAAATATACGGTTCTACATATTCATATAGGGATGAACTGTTGGTCGGAATGGTTATATGTGCCATATAACTGATATTTTTCACAACGCCAATCGATTGGCCTTCTGGGGTTTCTGCGGGGCACAAGAATCCCCATGTCGTATTGTGCAATTTACGGGGTGCAATAAGTTCCCCGCTTTTTTCCAAGGGGGTATTGACTCTTCTCAGATGGCTCAATGTAGATGCATAGGTCAATCGGTTCAATACTTGGGCAACGCCTACCTTACTACTATTGGCCTGTTTAATACTGAAGTCGCCGGTAGACAATGCCCGCGTAATACCGTTTTCGATGGTGGTGGATTTCATTATTTTATAGATATTGGTCATATTGATGATATTTTCATAATCCTCCGTCGAACGCCATGCCCCTATATTAATTTCGCGAACGACTTGTTTTTGCATTTCTTTGACCAATTTGTTGAAATAATTGCGGAAGAGATTATTTAATAATGTTCCGGTCAAATCGATACGCTTGTTCAAATAGCTATCGCGGTCATCCACTGGAACCCATCCTAAGGATGTTTGTATGAGTTTTTTGGCCATATAGCCCAATATATAGATTTTCTGGTCCAGCGTTTTACAATGGGGGAATAAGTCGTTGTTTAGCACTTCCAGCGCAAACTCCAGTTTTTTCTCTTGTCCACTTTCTTTATCCATATTCATGGGTGTATAAGCAACATGTGCAGTTATATGTTTTAGGGCATCTTCGCGTGTTATATATCGATTTGCTTCTACAATGGACCCTTGTAATGCATCCAATAAGTCGCGATTATGTGGGTCCGATATATTCAATATAATACGTTCGCATATATCTTTATCGCTCAGTATGCCGAGGGCGCGGAATACCACGAATAATTCAATCGGTTGTTTAATGCGTGGAATAGATACATATATTCCTTTTCCAAACCCGCCATTTTTAGAGGAAATCATCATTTCAATTTGTTTAGGCGAAATACATTTAAAGTCGGGGATGGATTTAATTTCGGCAATCCAATCCCATTTCGCCGTATTTTTACCGTCAAAACAATATACGCGGTTTTCGGCGGCACGTTCTTGACCCAATACTGTTTTTTCGGACCCTTTGATGATAAAATAGCCACCACAATCCATAGCGCATTCGCCGGTGAATTGGGAGTGAATATGACTATTTTGAGTTAATACACATATGGCGGATTTCAACATAATCGGCATTTTCCCGATATTTATTTTTGGCAATACTTTGGTGATAATTTTGGGCGTGTCCATCGATTCTGTATTGCGGACGATATAGCTTACATGCACGTCTATGGTCATCGTCGATGCATATGTAAAGTTTCGCAATTTGGCTTCTTGAGGGAGCATTATTTTGGTTGCGCCGTTATTTTCATGGATTTGCGGTGGATAGAGTTTGAAATTGTTGAAAGATACTTGCACTTCCAAGAAATATTGGCGTTTGTCTGCGATATAATCATTTTCGGAATGTATTACTACCGGATTAAACATTTGGATTGTCCGTTGCATTTGATAATTTGTGAAATGATTGAATGATTCAATCTGGTGCCGAACCAATCTTTCCAAGTGCTGTCCTTCGAAATACGATTCTATAATATCATATGGCTCTTCGGAATATGTTCCTAAATGTCCCAGCACGGATTTTTCTTGTTCCGAAACCGCGGAAATGGTCTGTTTGGCAATATCCATTGCTCGGTCAATAACCTCTTCGACTGACGCCGGACCAGATGCGGGGGTTTCTACAATACGTTCTTTTGGAAGAACGTCCTTTTTTGTGGATTTTTTAATAGGTTTTCGAATCGTAATAGATTTTCCATTATTGGAAGAAGTATTTGCGTCGCACATTTTGGAAGATTGATTCAGATTCATTCGTAATATTGAGTATATATGATTAACGTAAATCATTATCATTGTAATCAATTTTTTAGATGGTTTTATAAAAAATATATTGTTATACGCAGAAAAATCTCAGAAAACATAAATCGAAACATAAAAATTACAGTAAAAAATCAAAATATCATACAAAACGCAAAAATCGTAATAATAAATCGCGGAAAAATACACGGAAAATATGTAAGCTACAATTATTTACACCTTTTACACCTTTGGACATTTACACCGCCGAATATCTACTTATTTTCATACATTTTTATTTTTATAATATTCAGGGAAATCTGTAATTAAATCTCTACAACCAGATATAGCACCTTGTTGAATTAGATTTTCTTTTCTTTTTTTTGTAAATGAGTTTAACCATTTATTTTTACTATTTTTACAACTTTTTTGACAATAAATATCATTACAACCTTTTACATACATATTTTCAAGCAATTTTGCTAATGATTTATTTGTTTTACGGAGAACTTTAATTGGTTGATATTTGTTTTTCTTATTATATTTATTACTAAATTCTATTTCAACTCTTTCCCTTTCTGGAAGAAAAATCTTTTTACAAAACTTTTTACAGGTTTTATTTTTTGGATTCATTATTTTTCTCGCAGATTTAGTTTTAGATTTTACTTTCTTATTTTCCATTTATATTATAGAGTTATAAAAATCGACGTTTTAAATGTCCAAAGGTGTAATAGTATTGCTTTGACAGAAAATTGAAATATAATTGTATGACTATGACTATGGCATAATACACGCATTTATTATACCCGTTTCCGCGAACCCAAAATCAAATAGAATCTATAACAATGTCGTCTTCTTTGTTGATTGATAATGCTACTTATATCAATGAAGCGACTTTATATATAGGAATGGTATCCGATTCTGACCCGGGAGTTCCTTACCATTTCTTTATAAATGGTAAACATTACAAAATCGACACAACTTCATTGGAGACTGCAATATTGTATCCCGAAAATGCAATTCCAGTTCACCCCCCAATATATGATGATTATGTAACAGAATACATTGATATTATGCGAGGGAAAGTCGGTGGTCGTCTGTTTTACATACTAGAGAACATATGCTATGACATTTCCTTTCCACTGGTGTGGGCATCGGAACACAAATGGTTTTCTGGTCAAAATCATTTATGTGGACCATCAAAAGAAGACTACAGTTGCGAAAATTGCGCTGCATATGGTTCAGTAAATGGCGTATTTATATCATATTGTAGTAATTGTGCTGATATGTATGAATGGTATGGATGCCGTAGAGGGTGCGGAGTTCTCTTTCCGGAAGATAGTATCGATATTATTAACGCAAAACAAAATAAAGTCGGATACTGCGAAGGTGTTGAAGGATGCTTTAATTTTGAGAGGCGCGTTAACAAAGAGGATGATAGGAGAACGCCGGAGCTCGGAACGAGCATCGGGGGCCGACTATTACCCGGAGAAGGTGTATCATCGCAGGAGAATATCATTCCGGTAAAAAAAATACCCGAGTTTTATACAGAGTTTAAATTGCCACCGGAAGGAACTACCGTTGAAGACCTATATGAAGAACATCATAGCTACAAGTGGGGTGAACATCGTAATTGTTTAGCATACAAGCTAGACCTGCTATACCAAGTATTGTATATACAATGTAGAGAGTCCGCCATCGGAGACCCGTATGCCCAATTTATGTATCATCGTCTAAATATGTTGGATGAATTGTTGGACGCAATCCCCAGATTACAATTGCGAAAAGTCCCTAAAGACCACCTATAATACATGAAGTTAACATGAACTTATCTCGATTATTTACACTTACATTTTCACATCACATTTTCATACAATTATATGACCAATTTGTAAAACCACTAAATATCTTGTTTTTCATGGGATTCTCTCACAAAATTGATATATTTGGTATTTTTATTATAATCAAATCATATAGAAATACTCATCCTATTATAATAATAATGACAGATACAACCCATTCCGATTTTGTATTCCAAACCATGCTAACATGCATTGGAAATAAACGTAAATTGGTAGGCGAAATACGCAATATTGCGGAATCCATTCGAGAAAAATTGAGTAAAGAAAAATTATGTATAATGGACGGGTTTACTGGTTCCGGAGTGGTTGCGAGAGAACTCGTTTCTATGTGTCATACGATTATTACGAACGATTTAGAGCCATATGCATATTTAATGTCGAAATGTTTCTTGGAAACACCGACTCCCGAGCAACAACATCGTATTGCACACCATATTCAATATATGAACCGATTGTCCACGGAAGGCCCGTTCATTGATACCGGAATTATTGCTAAATTGTATGCTCCAAAAAACACACAAGATATTCAACCGGGAGAACGTTGCTTTTATACCCGCGTAAATGCCGTTATTATTGATACTATGCGAAAATACATATCGGACAATGTAGAGCCCGAATTGCAACTATATTGCATGGTTCCGCTATTAATAAAGGCGAGTATTCACACGAACACCGCGGGAGTTTTCAAAGGGTTTTACAAAGATGGGGATATAGGATGTTTTGGAGGGGCTGGTCGCAATGCATTATCCCGTATCATGAAACCAATTACGCTAGATATACCGATTTGGTCCCCAACCACGCACCTGGCTATTTGTCATAATGCAAATATTAATACATTGATAAATACATTGGATGACGTGGCAATAGATATATTATATTTGGACCCGCCATACAATCAACATCCATATGGTAGCAATTATTTTATGCTAAATGTGATTGCCAAAAACGAAGAACCGGCGAAAGTGTCGAAAGTGTCGGGTATTCCGACAGATTGGAATAAATCTGCATATAACTCAAAAACGAGTGCAATACGAGATATGGAGCATTTATTACGGGTTGGTTTAGAAAAAGCCCGATATATTGTATTATCGTATAATGATGAGGGTATTATTTCGCCGGAAGAATGGGGTCGGATATTTGCGCCATATTCTGTGGAAAAACGCGAAATATTGTATGACACATTCAAGGGTTCGCGCAATTTGAGAGAACGTAGCAATAAAGTGGTGGAAATTATGTATATTATAACGAAAAAAAACGGAACAATGCAGTAAAAACACGATAATTACTATTACAAATACATACACAAATAAATATAAATATACAAATACAAATATACGAAATATTTTTCATTATTTTCGGTTGTCTAAATCGGCGAATGCGAGGTCAATCGTGCGAATGCATACCATTGTAATCTCGGCGGCGGTCCATGCGCTTGCATTGTGCGACATTTCATCCCATTTATGCGACTTGATGCAGATGGTTGCCACACTTTTCCCTCCATATCGTTTTTGAATATTTATTTTTGATACAAGTTGACGTAAATCTTCGGTCTGGACCTCTTCGCCGGCCCCGGGTTTCATGACAATTTCCAGGTTCTTTGCGCCATAATTCCCTATTTCCAAACGCTTGGCAATGGTTTCCGATGGGTGAAAATCGCACCCGGAACCGAATAATATATAGGGAAATACATTGCCGGTGTGGAACAACATTTCGGCAGCGCGAATATTTTTGATACCTCGTTCCACAGCATTTCCGGTTGCTTGTCGCGATTTCCCTTCTGCCAATCGGATGTCGTTGGTTCCCTGTTTTTTGTCTTCGGTTATAAGAATTGGAATGGTCTCATCGCCAATTATAACACAGAGAATGCCACCGTCGGGCTTCATGAAGACACGTTTATTTGCAGGGTCTGGTTCGGGACAATCACCGCCGGACGCTTTTTGCAATATACATTGCATTTCATATAAATCCATTTTCGTTTTATATGCTATTTCCCAACCACGTTGAGTCGCTAATTGTTCTGCATAAGGTATGACTGCATGTTTTAATGCCGATGTAAGCACACCCTCGGATGTTTTACTATCGTCATTGAGATGCTGTCCTCCGGTATGCATAGTGGTTAAGCGGTTGCGCAGGGCGTTCGATTGAGTTTGTTCGGTCATGATTATTGTGAGTAGATATAATAAGGCGGTTATGTAAATTGTCATATCGCACTTTATATAAAAGTATTTCAATTTTCTGGTTGTCAATATTTTCACGCGATATTGTCATTCGGGAGTCATACCAATCAGCTCAATAATTTCCACTATTATCATCGAAGGATAAAGCCAGTTTCACAGGATGAATAGTGGATATTCCGGAACGAGGAACGAGGAACGAGTGTAAGAATAGCCAGTTTCACAGGATGAATAGTCGCCATCCGATGCTCTATTTATCGCATCGGCGTTCTCCTATTTAGGAGATGTTCTCCGGATAATCCCCAATATATTAGATATATGACCAAAAAAATTATATTTATCCATTATAATTAGTTATATAATATATGAATGAACGAAAAACGATTTCCATTGACCCTAAATTATTTACATTTAAAGGGGGCAATAATACAAGTAGAAAAAAACGACAGTCTAGTGACCAGAAAGAGTTGAAAATTAAAAGTTCTCATAAACACCCCCATCCAAAAACATTGAAAAATCGTTTATTGCATTATATCCGGAAAAATCAAGAACAAAACTTTAAAAAAATGCACGGTGCAAATAGTGAAATTACGGTTCCAGATAAATCCAATATATCGCATATAACCGATACATTTAATAGTGATTTTGAAGAATCGATGAAATATATGAATAGCTTAGCAAATGAGGTTTCGCAAAAAGTGGATAATGACTATATGATAAACCGAACGCTACGTAATTATAAATCAATGAATCCCGAATCTATTTTATCTGGCGAAGGGGGTTTTCATCAAGCTATATCGGGGTTGTCTTCTACCGACCCGGTATTTATGGGTATACACGAAACCCCCAATAATATACCTATAAAATTGGCAGCGAATACCCCCCAGTGGGGATGTATGAAAGGTGGGTCTTTGCCTACCTATAAAACATGGCTAAACCAGACCCAAAAAAACCGCAACCACCACAATTTCTTTACCGAACCATCTCATTCGAATAGTGCCCCGAAAATAAGCCTAAATGATATGTCAATATCATCGATAAGTTCTTTATCCTTCGATGATAAACCATCTCTGGATAAATCTCGAACACTTTCGGTCGTTCCGACCTCCCGCGTTCTCGATATGTTTAATGGTGGTAATGACCGCACGAATATACCAGGGCGCGAAGTTTTCGGGGGATATAGAGAACCACCAACAGTGCCAATTCCGAACCTCGGGACGAGAGTAGGAATTGGCGGTTTCTCCGGAGAAACGACGAATGAGTTTCATATGGAGAAAGAGTTAGAACCATCCAAAATATCACAAATAAGACAGACAATGGATAAACTAAAACTGGATAATGATACACAAACCAATAAACTCAAATATGGTAAACGTAAGAAAACGGTTCGCAGAACATATAACTTGGGAAAGTCCAGAAGCACGCCTAAAGTATCGGTATTAATAAGTAATAAAACCGTCCGTAAAAATATATCGACAAAAACGGAAAAGCTCAAACATACTCCTATAGAAGAAATACGGACGATTTTAATAAAAAAGGGGTTTATTAAGGTAGGTTCTCTAGCAACAAATGATGTATTGCGAAAAATATATGAAAGTATGGTATTAGTATGCGGTGAAGTAGAGAACCATAATCCGGACAATTTGTTATATAATTATTTTAATAGTTAACCCCTACCCCGATTTCCAGGCATCATATTATATAATAATCAATATGTAAATAATAATAACGGTTATAATGGATATTGAAATAAGTGTTTTTGTGTATAGATTACCACCATTTTGCGGGTTTTTTAGTTGGTTTGTATATATATAAATATCAGTATCCGATTCATAGTCTTCTATAAAGCTAACATATATCGTAGTAGGGTTATCCGGTATATCTTCAATATCATAGAAATATCCATACCCACTATTATCATTGAATTGATTTTCTTGTGTTATTATGCCATTTACGTTGATAGAGGACATTTTTAGTTATTACTATTTATATTTTACTATTTATATAAAATATGAAATAATATTCAATTTTTCGGTAGGTAGGTAGATAGCGAGAACGCAGGAGGTCGGAACGACCGAAAGTGTTCGAGATTTATCCGTAGATGATTTATCATCGAAGGATAAAGAGAATGGAACACAAAAAAAAGTTGGAAGACCTTTTTATGTAATTATATTTTACAATAAGCATATAGTTGTGCGGTGCATATGATGTATACATATAATCTTTATCCTTCTATGATGAGCGTCCTCGATTGGACCTTTTCTAAAGTTCTTCAATGTCCATTTCTAAATCGCTGTAATAGCTGTTTTCGTCATCACTGCTGTCATCCTCGTGTTTAGGCGGGTCAACCCAGTCAAAATCCAGACCAATACCATGGTATCTTGGTTTTATAGGAGCTTTTACTTCCGGAATGACAATGTCTCTGCGTTCGGGTTTAGAGGGAACTGGTTTGGCAACTATAGCGACATACGACATTTGGGTGCTCGAGGTAGTCGAAGTTGTCTTGTGTTCGACGAGCGACGGAAACTCTACTGTATTCGCTATATTGATTTTACTGACAGGTTCGGGTTCGGGTGCTGGCTTCGCATTATTCCATCGAGTATTCGTAGGGGGTTTTGCATATGACGTAGTAGCGGGGGCGGATGGTCTTAACTCGACGGGCTTGGAATGTTTTCTAGCCAAAAGTTTTGTGTCATCTTCGGAATCGCTACTATCGACTAAACACGCGAATCGACTGTTTCTGTTTTCCGCAGCTTTCGTAGTAACAACTGGTTTCTGCTGGATAGGCTTGATACTTTCTTCCGGTGCAGTGCAATAGCCACCAGTATGACCATGTTTGCCGCATCGGATGCATTGTATTTTTAATAATTTAGGGCAACATACATGGCCATCGCGGTCCTTGACATAGTGGCTTGTATATACAGATTCCGGCTCACCAGAATCTTTGCATACTTTGCAACAAGGCTTGCGAGGAGCATAGGCGGAACCGGCGGATGATTTCATATTGCGAGAAGCGAACATTCTTAGTATATTTTGAGAGCGAGTTTTGAGGGCGGGTTTAATAAGTTATATGTAAATTGAGATATAGTAAATATAAAAAACATATTTCAATTTTCTGAAATGCAATAATATCCCTTTCCGGACCGTATTATATTCTTTATATGTAGGAAACTGACAATTTTGTTAGTTTTCCATCGTTTTGGTCCGGAAATGGATATACATAATGTATGGTGAAAAATAACGCCCACATAAATTATTATGAAAAATACCATAATAAAATAGGAGAGAATATTATATATGAAAAAACAAATACGGGTTCCTCTACGATATTTACCGAGAACCCTGACCCGTGCAGATAGGCGAACACAATATAATCGATTACATCGTTCGCAGAAATTATACAAAAAACACACCTATTACACTAGACCGCCAATAAAATCGTTCCAATCCAAGCCATCCAACCATATTGCCAATGCGCGGAAAATCTACGGAGTCAAAACCATATCTCCATCTCCCGCATTGGCCAAGGCAACGGGTTGTTCTATAGATGCATTAGATAAAATCGTAAAAAAGGGCGAGGGGGCGTATTATTCATCGGGGTCGAGACCTAACCAGACACCACAATCGTGGGGATATGCAAGATTAGCCAGTGCGATAACTGGCGGAAAGTCCGCAGCAGTAGACTATGATATATTGTATGAAGGATGCAATCATAAAAAACGCGCGTTTTTGTTGGCGAATAAATCTAGGCGAAAATATAAATATGGGCATTCGAGAACGAAGAAAGTAGTGGTGGGCACCGCCCCGGGCGCGTAGCGCCAATATTATGCGCGAGGGAAACGAGCGTAGATATTTGCGGTTTTCTAGCGCCAATATTATGTGTTTGTATGCGTGTAAGATTGGCGGTTTTCTAGCGCCAATATTATGCGCGAGGGAAACGAGCGTAGATATTTGCGGTTTTCTAGCGCCAATATTATGCGCGAGGGAAACGAGCGTAGATATTTGCGGTTTTCTAGCGCCAATATTATGTGTGTAATAATGGCGGAATAATATATTATTTAAGCAAAAACATATAAAAATAAAACACTGTATTATATAGTATATATGACAACAATAACCCACGAATATTTCCAATTAACCCGCGAATATAAAGCAAAATATGGCGAGAAAACTATAGTATTACTGCAAGTTGGTGCATTTTTTGAAGTATATGCTTTAAAAAATACAAATGGCGAATGTATTCAGAGCAATATATTGGAGTTCTCCCAAATATGTCAATTAACCGTTTCCGAAAAATCTATAACAATGGATAACCTGCCGATAATGATGGCAGGGTTTCGCGATTATAGTTTAGAAAAATACATACAAAAATTATCCGATGCCGGATATACTTCCGTAGTATATGTGCAAGAAAAAAAAGGGAAACAAATGACGCGGGTTCTCGAATCGGTGTATTCGGCCGGGACAAATATCCTATATGACACGGATAGCAACCAACAAATTAGTAATAATATCATGTGTATTTGGGTAGAAAAATACCGCGCTATTCGCAACGGATTAAAAGATACATTTGTATGCGGAGTCGCGGTTGCCAATATTTTCACGGGAAAATCGTCTATCTTTGAATATCAACAGCCATATTATTTAAATCCTACGACATTTGATGAATTGGAGAGATGTATATCTACGTATTGTCCCAGCGAAATTATCATCAATTCCACCACATTAGATAGGAGAACCGTAGAAACCATATTGCATTATTCCGGTGCGAAATCGGCAATAGTGCATATATCAACACCGGACGATGATTTGGCATCGCGAGATAATACGGAAATATTGACACGATGTTCTCAACAAAAATATATACATCATATATTGTCGACGTTTTTCGGGGAAGATAGTGTATCGGTATGCGCAGAGTTCCAAACCAACAATATAGCAACCCAGGCGTTTTGTTATTTATTGCATTTTATCCAAGAACATAATCCCAATTTAGTCCGAAAAATGGAACTCCCGCTATTTAGCAATACTTCGAAAACGGTATTATTGGCGAATCATACATTAAAACAGCTAAATATCATTGACGATTTCAGTTTCGACGGAAAACAAACCGGCCAATTTTCATCGGTGTTATCCTTTTTAAATAAGTGTTGTTCTCCCATGGGGAAACGCGTATTTCAGCATCAATTGATTCATCCAACGACGGACATAGAATGGCTACATCAAGAATATCGTATAACCGAATGTTTTTTACGGCCGGAGAATCTTCCATTGATTCCGGTTTTTCGGAAACATTTAGGAGAACTTCGCGATTTGGAAAAGATTTGTAGACAATTGGTTATGAAAAAACTGTATCCCGGGTCGATGTTCCATTTATATAAGAGTTTGGAGATTATTCAACAACTGTCGGTTTGTTTAGCCGAATCCGGGGAAATACAAGAATATTTAGCGAAATACTGCCAGGGAATATTGCCACCGGATTCCATTATTCCCGCCCCCGGAAATATCGCAGAACAAACCGTGTTCTCCGTTTTGCAATATATTGATAGATATTTAGACATACAAAAATGTTCCGGTTGCCAAACAATCCAGGTATTTGAAGATATTATTATTCGCAAAGGAATCTCGCAAGATTTAGACAATACTATTTCCGAGTATGAAGAGAACCTTGTCCATTTCCATAAAATCCGCGATTGGCTAAACACTTTATTACGCTCCTCGGAAAACGGCAATTCGTCTCGAGAAACCGAATATATTAAAGTGCATACTACAGAAAAGTCGGGCAATTCTTTGCAAATAACGAAAAAGCGCGCATCTGTGTTAAAAACACTCCTAAAGGGTATATCGGAACAGCCCGTTCGATTGGACGGTGGATTGCATTTTATAGCATCTGATATAAAAATAACGTCGGTATCGGCATCGGCCGATGAAATCGAAATACCTTGTTTAGCGAAAATATGTAAATCCATTCTTTCATTGAAAGACAAAATAAATGAAAAAATAAGCGCGGTTTATTTGGCGTTTTTAGGCGATTTTGAAACCGACTGTTTTTCGAAGATAGAATATGTAGCGAAATATATTTCGGCGGTCGATGTTCTCCAATGTAAGGCGTATATTGCACGAACCTATAATTATTGCAAACCGATTATTATGGCTCCGTCGTCAAGAGAGAACCCGGGTCCATCGTTTGTCGACGCAAAGGGTCTTCGCCATGTTCTCATAGAACATTTACAAAAGAATGAAATATATGTTGCGAATGATATACATTTAGGGGAATGTCCAAATACCACGATGGATAAAGCGAGAACGCGGGAGGTCGGAACGACCGAAAGTGTTCGAGATTTATCCGGAGATGATTTATCATCGAAGGATAAAGGCGAATCCACTGAAACCGGTATTTTATTATATGGCACAAACGCCGTGGGGAAAACGAGTCTCATCCGCGCACTCGGTATCGCGGTTATTATGGCTCAAGCCGGGTTATATGTTCCATGTTCTCAATTTGTATATAGCCCGTATACGGCGATTTATTCACGTATTTTAGGCGTAGATAATCTGTTCAAAGGATTGTCGACATTTGCGGTGGAAATGTCGGAATTGAGAATGATATTGCGGTCAGCGGATGAATGTTCTCTGGTTTTAGGAGATGAACTTTGTTCTGGAACGGAAACGGAGTCGGCTCTCAGTATTTTTATGGCGGGTTTAATGGAATTGCATCGTAAATCGGTATCGTTTATTTTTGCGACACATTTTCACGAAATTATTCATTTCGATGAAATGCGGGATTTAGCAAAAGTTGCGCTGAAACATATGGCGGTTCATTACGATAGAGAACAAGATTGTTTAGTCTATGACCGCGTATTGAGAGATGGTCCAGGGAATCGAATGTATGGTTTAGAAGTATGTAAATCCCTTTATTTACCGGAAGATTTTTTAGAACAAGCCTATAAGATAAGGTCGAAATATTATCCTACGGCCCGGGGCGAACTGGCGCACCCGGTTGCGTCGACCTATAGCCCCGATAAAATCCGGGGGATTTGCGAAATGTGTCGGAGCGAATTGGGGGCCGAAACACATCATATAGCACCCCAGAATGAGGCAGATGACCGCGGGTTTATCGGGACATTTCATAAAAACCACCCGGCCAATTTGATGAGTTTGTGTTCGAAATGTCATGCGAAAGAGCATGTGCCTACAGTAGACGTGAAAAAAAAAGTTGTTCGAAAAAAAACGACGAAAGGATATAATCCAATGCTCGTTCCGAACTCCGAAATTGACACTTAACCTATGTATTCATATAGGGGACTTTATCAGGTAGCGACGGTGCATCTAATTGCGACGTGTTTGGACAATCGCCATAGCATTTCCCTTGATAGTAATAGAAATCTTTATTGGCAATCATAAAATCGCTATAATTGTCTTTCATTATAGGTCCGCTTTCGTTTCCATATACGCATTTTTGGCCACCTAAGAGAACACAGCATGTCGTAGCTGCGCACGTTTCATCGTTTATTTTATTGCACTTTTCCTCTAATTGTATAGGAGATACCTTATATTTATTACAAAACCCCCCACTTTTATTTGTAGAAACATATGTTGGAGTGTTTACAACCGCATTTATACTGCGAGATAAAAACACACTATCTTCATAATACGGAACATAGGTGCTTGCGCCATATTTATAGGACCCGGGTCTGTAATATACTATATTACCTTGAACTGCATTGGATATAACGTCAATCAAGTTTCCATTTACATCATATACTTTTTGCGTTCCCATTTGCGTGTTGTATAAGCTATTTCCCCCGTTTTTTTGTAAATCGTCGTGATATGTTGTGTTTAGATTGTTTAGAGAATTTTTAACATAATCAGAAGGTGCAAGAGGTCCTCCAATACGCTGGTTATATTGAGGAAGTGGTGCATTGGTTGAGGGGGGAGTAGATGTAGCACCTTCTTGTATTTGAAAAGATTCTAGGAGAACACCGGAGCTCGGCACGAGTGGAAGTGTTCGACTATTATCCGGATATGGGTTTAGGAGAACACCGGAGCTCGGCACGAGTGGAAGTGTTCGACTATTATCTGGATATGGGTTTAGGAGAACACCGGAGCTCGGCACGAGTGGAAGTGTTCGACTATTATCTGGATATGGATTATTATCGCAAGATAATAGCCTAGTAGAGTTATATATACCAAAATACCATGATATAATGGTTAATAGAAAGATAGATAATATAAATAGTATGCGTTTTATCATATTTATATTATAACCAGATATTATCTTTTCATCCTGTGCAAGTCCGATGCTCGTTCCGAGGTCGGGAATCGCCACGATTGTATTACCTTCTCCATACAATAAAATTGCTAAATAAAAATCAGAAAATTGAATATTCATAAACAAATTAAAAATATACTACCTATATATTATATTACAATGATTATCCCAGTTAAATGTTTCACATGCGGTTGCGTATTGGCCGATAAATACAGGTATTTCTTAGCGGAAGTTAGAAAGCGAAAACTGCAAAAGGGGGTGAATCTAGATAAAGTTATATATCTTACACCGTCCCATATTGAAAAAACACAAGAAGGTATCGTTTTAGACGAATTGGGATTAACAAATGTATGTTGCCGTAGACATATGCTAACGCATGTAGATATATTATAATTGGGTTCATTCGATGAGAGATGTTTTATCATCTAGGGGGAAAGACAATAATTTTAACTATTTATAAAAAAAGAATCGGTATATTCTTTTTTATATATATTATGTATATGCCTACGAAAAAAAAGCAACATTTAAAAAGGTCGCATAAAAAGCAACATGTAAAAAGGTCGCATAAAAAGCAACATCGACGATATCCGCGTAGTTCTTATATTTTCAGAGGAGGAACATGTTCGGCTTGTGGGTCGTGTATGCAATCATCACCTGCGTTGTTTAGTGGTGGTAATCAAACAATCTATACAAACCGCAGTGGCGGAAATGACAACCTTCCTAGTTATAATGGACTACCACTTCGATATGTATACGGTGAAAATACATATAATCAAGACCCGTCTGACCCACAGCACACAACTCCTTCTAGATTATTATCTTCCGGCGGGAAACCGCGATGCAATAAGAATAAGACCAAAAAAGGTGGGGCTATGGGATTTTCATATTTAAATGGGCAATTGGGAACTAGTCTCGGATTCAACCCGGTGTCCATGATTAGCGAATCATCAGGTGCATCACTTCATACAAATATTATATCCGGGTCGGTTAGTTCAAACGCCTTACAAAATCCAAGTGTATTTACTCAACCAGTCGATACAAAATATAATATATATAATAAACCTATAGCATAGATTTAGGAGAACCTTTCAGCTCAAATGTCTAAATACCATTCAATACTTCTAGCAATACTTTCTTTTTCTAATTACATATTATAGAATGAGTGAATTACCTGGATTAAAAAACTTATGTTTACCTGCGATTGTATATCTATCCTTATCAATGTTTACTGTATTTGTTATGTATTTCCAGAATCTCGGAGACCCAAAGTCATATTGTATAGGTAGATATACATGTAATGTATCGGATGTCGGTATGTTATTTTTAATGAAAATAGTATACATATTATTTTGGACGTGGATACTAAATATAATATGCAGGGAGGGATTTGAAGGAATGTCATGGGTTTTGGTTATCATGCCATACATTCTCATGTTGATTTTTATTCTGACTCTATTTATCCCTAAATAATGCGTCGATTACTTTCTCCTTGGATGATATACCATATCCGATTGAATCTTGAACAGTTCATTATATTATCTGCATTTATTATAACTAACTATATATAATTGTTAATTATGAGCACCCATCGTAATAAACCGAATCCACATGACCCCCATAATCGCACTAAAAAACATTCCTCTAAAAAAGAGGAAGGATGGATTCATATAACTATTCGTGGAGAACCATTTGAACGAGGTATGCAACATGGCCGTTATTTAGCGAGTCATTTTCCCCATATTCGCAAAGTTCTCGCATTCATTGTAAAAAAACAGTTTAGAACGAATCTAAAGGACTATATGAAAACATGCACGAAGCTAATAACCCCGAATATTACAAAATATCACCCGGAATTATTCGAAGAAATACGCGGTATTTCAAAAGGTGCTAAAGTATCCGTCGAGTTTCTAGTTGCATGGAACTCTCTGGTATCTATGTATTCCTATTACGAGTCCATGGCAAATACAGAGGGGCATAGATGTAGTGCATTTATTGCATGTGGCGAAGCTACAAAAGACGGGAAAATTGTTATGGCTCATAATACCCATTCGGATTTCGCAACCGGACCTTTAGCCAATATTCATATGCGTATAATACCGACGAAAGGACATTCCTTCGTTATGCAAACATATGCAGGATATATTGCTAGCGCGACCGATTGGTTTTTGTGCGATACTGGTATTATTGGTTGTGAAACGACTATTTCCAAAACAAATTACGATTTAAAGTTTGGTTCTCCGTATTTTTGCCGGATTCGCGAAGCAATGCAATATGGAACCACTTTAGAAGAATATTCTCAAATAATGCTGAAAAATAATGCCGGGGATTATGCATGTTCCTGGTTGTTTGGCGATATAAACCGGAATCAAATTATGTTATGCGAGATTGGACTACACCATTCCAATATAGAAACGACAACGGACGGTATATTCTATGGCATGAACTCTGCTATGGGGTTTGAACTGAGAAATCTAGAAACCAGCGACCAATCCCATGAAGATTTATCGCAGTCTACCGGGGCTAGAAATGTCAGATTACAGAGTTTATTACATGATAAATACTATGGCCGAATAGATGTTAATATTGCTAAACAAATTATTGGCGACCATTATGATTCCTATACAAATAAAATGACGCCCAGTGCTCTAACGATATGTAAACATTCGAATCTAGATGCAAATGCTACAAACAGAAAGCCATTTTATCCTTGGGGATGCGTAGATGGAAAAGTCGTAGATTCCAATATGGCGCAAAAAATGGAGTTTTTAGGAAGACAAGGCCCCGCGTGCGGAACGCCGTTTTATGTAAAACCGTATATACAAGAACATCCAGAATACAAGGAATGGGCGCCCGTTATGCGAGATATGCCTACACATAAATGGATACGACTGTGATGGATATATTATGGAGTTCCTTCCAAAATCATGAGGGTTTTAACTAGGTCCGCGCGATAATACCCTAAATAGGTTCGTTGTTCGGGAGTAAATGCTAGACAATAAAGGGCTTTTTTCAGATTTTTTATCTCACCTTTAAAGTATTTTATGGTTGCGCATTTCCATAGCGGAATGGACATAATGAAATCGAGATGTTCATGTATAACTGCCCATATTTCATAAGTTATGCGATATTGGTCCGTTAGGTTATGAATTGTGCGCAGTAGCTCAATGAGCGACATTATACGGTGTTTTAGCCATATAGTATGATTGGTGTTTGATAATAACTCATCGTTGGAGAACTCTTCTTCTCCTAATTGCATTGTTATGTTTTCCTTTTCATACTGATAATTCGTATTGTTATATACACCAGTATTGGTTCCGGAACGTAGTTTCATAATGGATATATGGTTTGATATGATATAATATATCATATCATTTCTATATGTGTTTGCTAAATATATTCTGTTTTTACTTCCATTACAAAAAGAAGGAACAAGAGACCAGAATGTTTTGACCCAAAGATTATGAACGACGGTTTATCAATTTTTTAGTTTATTTATCAATATTATAATACAGTTTTCCTTTATTACGAACTTCTTCTTTATAGTGTTTTTTAGCACATCTATATAACTCTCGTTGAAATATGGAATTTGTATCAGATATTTGTAGTGGATATAATTGTTTTGTTCTCAAAATAGCCTGAATATCTAATAGTGAATCGGCGGAAAAATTAATTTTATAATGTTCCCGGTTATTGTATAAATATTGCATAATTACGGGGTTATTATTCAAATCTCCCATATATGACAATATTTTGTTTATAATTTCTATCGGCATACACGTAGTAATTGACATATAAATCCAAGAACTCTATATATTACACCAACCAACAAACCATTTATATTATTTATGATATATCCATAAATAATAACAACGCTTTCTATAGGGATCGAACCTATGACCTTGCGGTTAACAGCCGCACGCTCTACCTACTGAGCTAAGAAAGCACCCATATAATGATGTGGTGGAAATAATTTCATCCAAGTCCTACCGAGACTCGAACTCGGGTTTCCAGATTCAAAGTCTGGAGTGATAACCGCTACACTATAGGACCGATTCAACCAACTTGAGAACTTAGGATAACACCGAAGACCGGAACGAGTGGAGGAGTATGACTATTATCCGGAGATGGTTTATCATCGCAGGATAATAGTAGTTAACACATATTATATATTTCATTTTCTTTATATTCGTTATTGTTAAAATACATTTTATTGTTGCATTTTGCATTTTATATAAAATCTTTGGAAAATTGATTTAGAAATAATTGCATATGAATATCAATTATAATACCCATATATTTTAGAAGATGAACCCAGTAATAACCAATCAAAGTGAGGACGGAAGCACGTATTATTTCACCCTAACTGGGGTTAACGTGAGTTTGGCGAATGCATTACGTCGTATAATGTTATCGGAAATCCCAACATATGCATTTATAGCAGATACATATGAGAACAACAAATGTAATATAGAAATCAATACGTCTCGATTGCATAATGAAATCATTAAACAGCGGTTAGGTTGCATACCTATACACGAAACCAACTTGGATTTATTGGTGGACAAATATATATTGGAGGTGGATGTGAAAAACGACACCGACAACATCATGTATGTTTCCACTGAACATTTCCGCATTCGCAATAAAGCAACCGGTAATTATTTAACGGAACAAGAAACTCGCCGGATTTTCCCCGCAAATACGTTATCCGCGCACTATATCGATTTGGTGCGACTAAAGCCCAAAATAAGCGATTCTATACCCGGAGAACATCTGAAACTGACAGCGGACTTTTCAGTATCTATGGCGAAAGTTAACAGCATGTATAATGTGGTATCCAAATGCGCATATGGAAATACACCGGATTTAACGAAAATAAACGAGGTCTGGGAGGAAAAATTGGCAACCATGGTCAGCGAAGGGTTATCCGAGGCGGAAATTGGGTTTCATAAAAATAATTTCAATACATTAGATGCCCAGCGTATATTCAAGTCCGATTCATTCGATTTTGTGATTCAAACTGTTGGCGTATATGACAACCGCAGTATTATTAAAAAAGGGTGTGCGGTTCTACAAAATAAGTTTGTAGAAATGATTGAAGCCCTAAATAGCGATATAGTTCCAATGGACCGGAGCGAAACCACTATTGAGCATTGCTATGATATAACACTGGAGAACGAGGACTATACGATAGGCAAGGTTATCGAATATATATTATATAGAACATACTATGAAGGGGATAAAACGCTATCGTATTGCGGATTTAAAAAGTTTCACCCGCATTTGCCAACTAGCACCATTCGTATGGCGTTTGTAGCAAGCCCCGGGGATGGTAGACGTGCATGTCGCGATTGTTTAGTCGATGCATGCATACAGGCACAGGCAGTGTTTGCCGAGATTTTCAAGATATTTTAACAATTTTATGATTTATTATAAATATGAATAAAGATATTCCTATATACTATATATTATGCAGTTCTCGGAGGCGTATTTTACATTACCTATAAATCCAGTAGTAGAAATAAGTAGTTTTAGACAGGTTGAACTTCGACGTATAAAACCGTTAGTGTTATGTGATATAGATGATACGGTAATTGGTTATGATAAAACGTATGATTTTTTTTACAATCATTTATTGGCCAATACACCGCCTGTATGGAACAAACCGCCCGGTCAAATGTTAGTTTCTATATTTAATGTTGCTGGTAATAGCCCAACTAACGAGTATGATTTGAAGCGCGCCGCAGAAGGTATGTATATTAATTATAGAAGCAAAAATAAGCCGAAACATTGCGATTATACTGGGTTTATGGATTTAGTCGACCGTGTTAAACAAATAGACGGAGAACTTCAATTTCTTACGGCCAGAAGTAGACAATCCGCAATTCATACCCGTAATCAATTTAGCGAAATAGGATTGAAGTATGATGATTATAGAGTTCATTATACTGGTGGTGTAATGACCAAAGGGGTGTATATTTCTCGATATTTTAATTTAAATATGTATGGAGAGGTCATTTTTATTGATGATTTAGAATCCTATATTAATAGTGTGGTTTCCTTGTGTCCGTCAGTTCGATGCCATAAGTTCAATTATGTTCCTTCATAAAATTGAACTATTTCCGATACATAATAGCAATAACATATCTATTATTTCTATTACAATGTTCCAAAATCTATATAAAGCGGTTATAGCATTATTCGTATGTTCTTGTATGACAACACCTATATTATCCAATAATACTATTGATCAATCTGCAAAGAAAGACGGCGCCGAAAATTGTATGAATACTCTACCACAGAAAGACGATTTTTCGGGAATAACATATGCCAATACGGTTCCTTTTGTTCCCCCCATAACATATGGCAAAGTGATTAAAGTATACGATGGCGACACCATAACTATTGCAGGAAAGCTTCCATATCCCGAATCTCCTGTATATAGAATCGCAGTACGTTTGAATGGAATCGATACGCCGGAAATAAAAGGCCAAACGCAAAAAGAAAAAGAGTTAGCGAAACAAATCCGGAACACCCTGCATGATAAAATATTCGATAAAATCGTGGAACTGAAAAATACGAGCTCCGAAAAATACGGCAGACTTTTGGCCGATGTATATTTAGACGGTATTAGTATTAATGAATGGCTTATCGAACAAGGGTTTGCCGTAAAATACAATGGTGGAACAAAAGAACGCCCAGATGAATGGACGCATTAAATATAATATATATATCTTTATCTTTCGATGATAACCCATTATATCCGGAGAATCCACGCACTGTTCTCGCTATACTATATTGCACTGTATTATGCATAAAATTGAAATACATTTTTATTATTTCACTCTATGTATAATATACATATTTATAAATACACCCAGCTCGCTAATAATTGATACTATGACAGAAATAAACATCATTGCAAGTCCACCTATATTCAGTTTTCTCCCGGATATGGTCATTCGCGTTATATTTGAATGGATAGAAACCGGTGCAAATTGGATTCTCAAATATGACCATGAAACACGCAAATTGCAATATAAAATAAATATGAAAAAAATACTTCGGGATTTTGACGACTATACGGTGAATATTGACGAAATCTTACACCGACGAATATATTGGAAAGCAAACCCGGTCACTATTGTTATATACGGTGAAAACTGCACCGGGATGGAATATACACTAACAAAGAGCGATGATAGTTTTTATGGAGGGAAAATAATCGAACAATACACCGTATTTCAAAGAAACAACCGAGATGAGTATCTACATACATTTGGCGCATTGGAATATTCCGATGATGATATAACTACCCCGCAATATTGGTTTTCCACAAGTTATTATTCGCATGGTGATTCCAATCAACTATTATCCTGTGTTGATAATCCATCTCCGGATAATATTCGAACACCGGCACCGGTCCCTCGCGCGGGTCCGACCTCCGATGTTCTCTTATACAAGGCCAGATGCACTATATCACATGACCGCGAAACTACTCGCGAAAATTACATGCGCAATATGACGCGAGTAGTTTCCGTAAATGTTCCGACGTTTACATTAGAAGAAATGCATGATTTCAAGCAATATGCAAACAAAATTGGCGATACAGGTGTTGACGCAATCGACGTGTTATTGTATCGACAATTTAAAATAACTCATTATGATTATTCTGCTGTTATTTTGCCGGACATGAACGAAATAAACAATACAGAATATTCGTTCGAGTTTTGTGTTTCGCAGATTGCCCGCATGGAGTTCAATCCGCATTTAAATGTATATGAAAAAATTGACGAGGATACAGAATAACTCTACTATATTATATGATTTGTATATTATATGTTTATTATATGACTGTAATTTATAAAAAAACTTGTTTTTCTACTATGACCAATCATATTCCGGTCGATTAGCGGGAGAGCACTCATCTTCAACAATTGTTTAAATCATTTTGAAAATATCTATTACAAAATTGAAATAAACACATACCAATATTCTTTATATTATTAACCAACTTATATTTAGCAATATGGAAAAGAATATTAATAAACGCATCGAGACGTATGTGACCGGGTTAAAAGATAATATACGCGCAAAAATAACGGATCTTGATTTTGCAGAAAAACAAAAAATAAATGAATTATTGGAGTATGTGTATGACTATAATCGTCTCGTTCTTACAAAAGAAGATTTTGTAAAACGCAAACGTGTGAAAAATGCTATACCATTATTGAATAGATGCAATGCTAGACGTGCGAATGGAGAACAGTGCACAAGACAACGAAAAGAAGGTTGTGAGTTTTGCGGAACACATATAAAAAATGTCCCTCACGGCTTTATCTCTGAAACGAATCAGCCAGAAACAAACACTCATAAATTGGAAGTCATTGCCGAAGAAATAAAAGGGATTGTATTTTATATTGATAAATATGGCAATGTCTACAAGACTGAAGACATTTTAGGCGAAAGAGAAAACCCCCAAATTATCGCCAAATATGTCAAGACTGATAGAGGATATACCATTCCAGAATTGGGATTAGTATAGCGAGAACGCCGGAGGTCGGAACAGTGCGAGGAACAGTGCGAGGAACGAGCACAGGTGTTCGAGGTTTATCCGGAGATGTGTTATCATCGCAGGATAAAGGGTATCCAGTGCAATGTGAAAATCCGGCTCTATAATCCGGAGATGGTTTATCATCGCAGGATAATAGCTCCGAAATTGCCACTATTATTTATACATCTGATTTATACATCTAATTTCCCAACCTTTCTTACTATACTTTCTTTTACCACTTCTTCGCGATTATCCATTATAAAGTCATTTAATTCCAATGCTCGATTCACATCCCCTTTATAATAATTTGCCAAAATACCAACTAGATTTTTTTTTGTTATGGGTTTTTTCACGTTTTTTTTGGTATACATGAGTTGTCCGTCTTTTAGGTCAAAACAATCTATTTCGTTTTTTTTCATTACTTCCATAAGGTCTTTTGAAATGTTTTTTTTCTCGGTTTTACGAATAGCTTGTTCTTTTTGTAGTGCGCGAAGTTCATTGTCTATTCGAACCCATTCTTTTACACATTTTATTAATTGTTCTTTCGTTTCCATAATATTATTAGTATATATACATATTATATTTTTATGTCCATTGTAATATACTATTATCATTTAGTAAAATAATAATATATTTTTTATGAATAATATATAACTACAACTATGATTTTTACAAATCCTAGAACTATAGCAAATGGCACAATTTCTAAACAAAATATAACCTGGATAACTAAATATAATAAACCTGTATCAAAAATTGCAAATACTCCAATACCACAGTCATCGCCAATCAACAGTATTACAGAAGTTGTCGAACAACCTGATCCAAATAAGAAAAAAATGAAATGGGGAGAACCTGTATGGTTTTTCTTTCATACAATAGCTGAAAAGGTAATCCCGGAAAGATTTTCACTAATACGTATAGAATTGTTAAAAATCATATATAATGTATGCAGAAACTTACCATGTCCTATATGTGCTGAGCACGCCAGTCAATATTTAGACAATACCAATTTAAATACGATTCAGACAAAAGAACAGCTTATTGAGTTTTTATACACATTTCATAATGAAGTAAACCGACGAAAAGGGTTCTCTGTTTTTCCCAGAGAACTTTTACGAGAAAAATACGCGTCGGCAAATATCAGTAATATAATCCGTTATTTTTTGACCAGTTTTTTAGATAAATCGTATAGCATTCGAATGATTGCGGATGATTTTCATAGAAAACGATTAGTGGATGAGATACGTTCATGGCTGACATATAATATTGGCAATTTTACTGGATAAATATTAGACACATTGAGCCGGTATAGCTACTGTTTTTGTTGTGGTGTGCATCTAAACATTTGTTTCGATGGTCGAGAACATACTTGTGAATTGGCAATACCGCTAAAATATTGCAACTTTATAGAACCGGTGGAACGTATGATTCGAGCCCATATTATTCCACATAAACCACCGAATATTACTGCACCAGATAACAATAAAGAACTAACACATCCATATGTCCTATTCCATATAATTTCTCCTATAATTAGAATCGAAAATAGAATTACTGTTGCAATGTTCTCTATTATCAATTTATAATGGACAATAACATCCATTAGATAAGCCATTGTATATGAAATCACCACTAAACTAAGGGGTATAACCGACACCCGTCCGGTGTCAGTCAGTGTTAGAGCATTACATATTTGTTCATTTGCCTCAGGAATCGGAGCAACATACCGTTGAAACCATGCGCCCAATACTGCAGCCGCAAAGCAAGCAAGTAATAGACCGCCCAAATATATGATACCTTTTAAATCATTATTCATAATTGACGATAATGAAAAAAAACACACAATAATAAATGGTGATAATCGAAATGCAGTATATAAAATAAACTTTAAATTGAGATTTCCAGCAGGCATGAAATATGTATATATACATATGAGAAAGTATTTATCCTTCGACGATACCCCTCCGGATAAACCCAGACCAACCAATGCTCGTTTCTTTATCCTTCGATGATAAATCATCTCCGGATAAATCTCAAACACTTTCGGTCGTTCCGACCTCCCGCGTTCTCGCTATCTCCGTAATCGCCACTATTGCGATATTTTAATGGCGATTCGTTATTCATGATACAGAGAATCCGTTATGTAAGAGTCCAATATATTATGCACCAAAAACATGCGATATAGCTTGGTCAATAGTAGTTATTTCCAAAAACTGTATATCATTTATCGACACTTGTCCGGGTCGAGAACCCACTATAGGTTCAGGTGATTGGATACTATATGGGTTATCCTTCGATGATAAACCGTCTCCGGATAAACCTCTAACACATGCACTAGGAACAACCGCATGGGGGGTCGAAGATACTGATAGTTCTCCGTATTTTTCTATAAAATCATGATAATCATTTGCATTTGCTTCGGGATATAAAAATATTTTCACGCCGGCTTTTATTCCTCCCAATATTTTACAATCCAGTCCACCAATTGCCGACACTTGTCCCTGCAAATTGATTTCTCCGGTTATAGCAATCGTATTATTTATAGGTATATTGTTTAATAAACTATATATAGCAATAGTTATAGCAGTGCCTGCAGAGGGTCCGTCTTTTGATACTGCGCCTTCTGGACAATGTATATGAAGTCCTTGACATTTCGTTTCTTCAAACTGTTTTATAAGTTCTCGTTTTCTCTCAATAGATGTTAATTTCCATGCTAAACTTTTAGCAACATTCATACTTTCTTTCATAATATTTCCCTGTAATCCAGTTAGTCGTAATTCTAAAAATGTAGATGACGGAAAAAACATGGTTTCTATCGGAATAATTCCACCTTTTCCTAAAGCGTTTGCCCATAATCCATTTATAATTCCGATATTGGGTGATTGCGGTATTTTTGTGATTTGCATTTTATTATATTTTTTCAAGTATTTCGTGTCCAAATCCTCTATGGATATAGTTATAGGAATAACAATAGATTCATCCGTGGATTTTAATAGTTCTAGATTTATTTCTCCAAACAAATCGAATAACACTTCTTTTAATTTGCGAACACCGGGTTCTAATGTATATGTTTCAATAATATATTCAATTATTTTGTCGTCAAACTCTACTATATCCGTAAACCCCATTTTTGCATTGATTTCGGGTAGAATATATTCTCTCACAATAATCATTTTATCGTCCAATGTTAAATTATTAAACCGAATACGATGAATACGGTCTAATAAAATACGGTCTATATTATCCGGGTCGTTATAGGAAAATATAAAAAGGGCTTTAGACAAATCCAAATTGATACCATTATAGTATTTATCTTGAAAACAATCGTTTTGGGTGGTATCTATTAAATGTGTCAAAATACCAATGATTTCTTTTCCATGTTCGGTCTTACTTACTTTGTCGAGTTCATCTATGTAAATAATCGGGTTCATACATTTGGATTCCATTAATATATCAGTTATTCTGCCCCATATCGAATTGACATATGTATAACTATGACCTTCTAGCGTAGAACCATTAGATGACCCCCCTAATGCTATAAATGCAAATGGCCGAGATTGGCCATTCTGGTCAATTAAACATTTAGCAAGACCTTTTTTTGCTACCGATGTTTTACCTACACCAGGAGAACCTTCAAATCCGAAACAATATCCCGTTTGTTCTCCATTCATCCATTGACCGATTATTTTTAATATTTGGTTTTTTGCATATTCATGTCCGTATATAGATTTATTCAATATATCGGTTATATTTGTCATTTCGCGTTCGACTTGTTTTACGGCATTCCTAACGATTGTTATTTCTGGAACGATATGTTTCAATAGATTATTATGGTTGATAGTGGTATATTGGAATATATAAGAAAATATTTCCGTTTTATATTGGGGATATATATCTAAAATCCCTTGCATATTTGCGCGCGTTTTTTTTGTTATATTTAGGGAAATCTTATATTCTATATTATCCCGCAAAATAATGGAATGAATGTATTTCACTACCAATTCTTTATATGGTTTAGACAACTTGTCAAACGTGTTCATTATGGTTTCAGTATCTATTGGCGAGCTTTCTATGTATTTAAGAAGCATAGAACTATATTTTAGCAATTCTACATTCGTATATTTTTGCTTTTGTGGAAAAGTGCAAGTGTCTATGATATTATTGTATAAAGGGGGCAGTTGTCGCAATAATTGAATAAATCTAGCATTATTCGTTTTCACTATTTTTAATAATTGTTCTTCCCGGTAGACTCCAAAAGGTATTTTTAACAGACCTTCTAAATATTGTTTCGCTTTGGAGCTAGAATCATCACTTTTACCTTTTATCTCTTTTAATTTCACCATCGCTTTTTCTTTGATATATTCCGGAACTTTCATTAAATATATTTGCTGTTCAATCGACACCCGGTTTATATCGTATTTGTTTACCATATCTTGCGTATATTTAACGGTAAACTTCATTACGTCTTTAAAATGCATTTTTGCCGGCCAAGATAAACTATCGTAAATAAGTATTTGGTCTTTTGTATCCATGGTTTCGCCTATAATATGATTTTGATTCGACATACCAATATTATTGGCAGTAATAACATCATACAATAAATAGGTCATATATTTGACTTCATCGTCAATATTGTATGATAAAAGATTAACTATCATATCTCTTTGTGCATAAATATCCATTTCGACAAACTTTTTAATAATAAAATCCGGTTTGTTTTCTTTAATCATACATATATCTTTCACGGCTATCCAATATTTTTTGTATATATCTTCCGTTCCAAATAGTAAGAAATCTTTCAATGTCATCATATCTATATATTTTGTTAAAATGTTTTTATCTATATTGGAACCCTCGGGTATATTCGAAAGTATTTCATTTCGGCGTGTATTAATATAGCGATTGGAAATCGTCCGGACTACTATATCATCCACGATTCCAGTTATAATCAGCGCTTTTTGAGATGTTGTATTTTGTATAACTACACGTATACCGTTCATTTTACTGAAAAAGTTATGTTTATGTTGTGTATCGATATCATAACATTCATAACTATGAGAACGTTCTATATGCAGTATATCTTCCGTCATTTTATTTATACATAAATGCTCCCCCTTGTGAGTATCCCGCGTTGGCGCAGATATTGATTTATATCCAATGGGGTGTATATACTTTCGGATAAGTTCTATTTTATCTTGTAGGTCGATATTATTACATACGATTTTGGTTTGTTGAGAACCTATACATATATATAATAAATCGTCAAAGTGTTTTGTTCCGAAACTACAAAGAATGATTGACAATTTGTCTATAATATTTTGTAATAAGTTTATCATTTTTTCGTTATATTCAGTATGATTGGCCGATTGGGATGGATGAACATCCCGTATGTTCTCGATGATATCGATTGACTTTTCATATACATCGTTTATATTCTGAATACATAGATTTATATCACTATTACTAAATATATCGTGGGTTTTTAATTGCTGGACATGCAATATTGTATTACGCATTATTTCTTGAAAATATAAGGTTTTTTCATGTATAAATTGTATTGTTTCTGTATTGCTGTCCTTTAATGCGGTTTTTACTTTGACCGTATTTTTCAAAATAATTTCATTCGTCAATCGTTTCATACCAATAAGATATAATTTATATTTATAGATTAAATAATAATATTGCGATAATAATATTGCGATAATAATATTGCGATAATAATATTGCGATAATAATATTGCAATAATAATATTGCGATAATAATATTGCGATAATAATATTGCGATAATAATATTGCGATAATAATATTTATAGTAAAATATATAAAAACAACATTATGTTATATATAGATTCATATGGGAATACCTAGCTATTTTTCGTATATTATTAAAAATCACTCGAAGATTTTGAGCACATTGCATTTTCAAAAGAATGTTGCTCGCACTCCTTTTTCAAAATTGTATATGGATTGTAATTCAATTATATACGATTCGTTTTACCAACTGGAAAAAAAAGATGAATATCACACTATGACAGTGGAGGATATAGAACACCATATTATAGCGAATGTTATCATATCTATTAAAAAATATATACACATCATCAATCCATCTACGAACATATATATTGCGTTTGACGGTGTCGCCCCATTTGCTAAAATGGAACAACAGAGAACCCGCCGATATAAATCCCACTATTTAGCGACATTGCCGTTTATGGAAAAAAAGACCCGGTGGAATACGGCTTCTATTACACCTGGAACGCAGTTTATGAATAAACTAACAGCTTCTATATCGAAAGCTTTTGAGAAACACGAATCTGTATACAGTGTTCGCGAGATTATTGTATCCGGGTCCACCGTTCCTGGCGAAGGAGAACATAAAATGTATCAGCATTTGCGGGATACGGCAACCTTACACGACAATGTGGCTATATATGGATTGGATTCGGATTTGATTATGTTGTCTATATTTCACACAGTATATTGTAAAAACATCTATATTTTTCGAGAATCTCCCGTGTTTGGAGATACAAATAAACAAAAAACCCCGGCCGACAGCAATTTGCCGTTGTTTTTGAATGTTTCCATGCTTATGCGGTCTATATCGGTGGAAATGGGATGCAGTGCATATGACCGGCGCCGGGTATTTGATTACGTATTTCTGTGTTTTTTTCTAGGGAATGATTTTTTACCGCATTTTCCCGCGCTAAATATACGCACTCATGGAATACAAGTATTGCTAGATACCTATCGGAATATTATCGCCAAGAAGAATGAATATATTATTTCACATAATGGCCACTATATTATGTGGAAAAACCTATATTTGCTTGTGCAGTATTTAGCGACAAGTGAACATACTCTTTTGTTGCAAGAATATGATGTTCGCGCAAAGTGGGACAAGCGTCATTGGCCGGAAAAGACACCTAAAGAAAAGGAAGAACTGGTTAATAATGTTCCGGTTATTTATCGCGCAGAAGAGAAATATATATGCCCAAACGAACCACATTGGGAAGATAGATATTATTCGGCATTGTTTCATTGTTCCACAGACCGACCTTTGGATATCCGCGCCATTTGCATCAATTATTTAGAAGGATTGGAATGGGTTTTTAAATATTATACTCGGGGATGTCCAGATTGGAAATGGAAATACAATTATCATTATCCACCACTATTATCGGATTTAGTTCGATATGTTCCGCATGGTGGACGAGAGTTTATTCGCCCCAATAAACATGCACCATTTTCGGCATATGCCCAACTAAGCTATGTATTACCGCCTGCACAATTTGTCTTATTGCCGGACAAAATCCGTGAATATTTAGAAACCCATTATTCGGATGTATATGCTAAAAAATTGGAGTTTCAATGGGCATTTTGCCGATATTTTTGGGAAGCCCATAATGTAAATACGCCGATAAGTCTACGTGATTTAGAACAGTTGGATGTGCATTTTGCAGCGAGAACACATGAGGTCGGAACGACCGGAACGACCGGAACGACCGGAACGACCGGAACGACCGGAACGACCGGAACGACCGGAACGACCGAAAGTGTTCCAGATTTATCATCGAAGGATAAAGGATGAACTTAATTACGAAAGAGAACCCAAAAATAAGTTAACCAATACAATTTAAACATAATACGTTATATTGTATTACTATTATGACACCACAACTATCGACTATATTACAATTTCATACCGGAAAATTGCCGGGCACCGATATATCCTCAAACGGGTTTGAATATCCTGTTTTATTTTCGGACGTCGCCGAAGACGACCAATATCATTTCGGAACTTTAGATATATCAACCGTTCCAGCCGACCCATTACCATACACATGGGATGTCAAGTTTAGTATTGACAATTCGGGTTCTATGTCCGATAAATGTAGCGATGGACGCACCAAATTACACCATATTAAGCATACGTTAGGAAATATTATCAGGCTGTTCTCCACCTACACGGAAATAACCTTCCATGTATGTATTCATACATTTAATGATACAACCCGCCAAATCATTGATTTTACAACCGTATCTCAAGCAAACGTAGATGAAATATTGGCAAAAATATCCACTATATATGATGAAGGGTCGACCAATTTATTACAACCTATAACGGAAACCACGGAGCAAATGGCTAAACGCGCAACCACCTACCCAACCAATAAACAATTGCATTTTCTAATGACGGACGGAATCGATAGTTGTGATAATAGCTCAGACGCAATCATCGAATCCGTTCCATCCAATTATGAAACGGTCGTATTTGGATTTGGGATAGACCATGATTCCCATACTCTAATGAAAATCGGCGATAAACCACGGTGCAGTTATGGATTTATTGCGGAAATCGAGAAAGCTGGAATCATATATGGAGAATATATTCATAATATATTATATCGCATATGCACGGATGTTTCCATCGAATTGCAGTCGGCTGAAATATATGCATGGAAAACGAATACTTGGGAGAACGTGTTATATATAGATGGTTTAGCAAGTGAAATGACAAAAACCTTCTTTGTCCGCACAAAAAACGACCCAAAAACAATAACGGGGGATATAAGAGGATGTATATGTTCATTGAATGAACCCCAAACGGTTGAATTGCTTGATACGATTGAATTATTACCCCATTTATTAGACTCTTCCGGAGAACTGGATGTTGTCGATTTATTAGACCATATGTTTCGTTATAAAACATTAGAACTATTATACGAAGCCAATATGATAGCGAGAACGCGGGAGGGCGGAACGACCGAAAGTGTTCGAGATTTATCCGGAGATGGTTTATCATCGAAAGATAAAGCCCTACAATATAATACTAGTGGATTTTGGAGAAATAGACCACCGAGTGTTTCGAATCCATACATCATACGTATTCGTAAAAAATTACTCAATTTATATACAAATATGCAAGCATATATCAAGACGCGATATCCGACTGGTTCGCCGTTTATGGAAAGCCTGTTGGACGATATATACGTATCTAGAGTATCGTTTGAAAAGGCCAATACTCGGATTTTTTCATTAACCCGCCATAGAACCCAGGGTAATCAAAACGTGTATACCCCAACGGGTATAAATGATTTTATTGATGGTATGCCCCATATCTCTAAATATGATTATTTACCGGATGCACCTGACACAATCTATCCAGACGATTTGGAATACCAATTTGCCAGTCATACTATTTCACAGTTATCACACGAAGTCTATACAAGTCCTACTTTAAAAAATGTGATAAGGTCTACTAGTGATACATGAAACGTCTTCGTATAGCGAGAACGCGGGAGGTCTGAACGACCGAAAGTGTTCGAGATTTATCCGGAGATGATTTATCATCGAAGGATAAAGACCTCATGCCAACATATAAATGAAAATAATATAAACATATATGATTATATTGTTTATCTAACTATTTTCATATATCAACATGATAGACCCTAGCCATTTAATGGAAATGACCATTTATTCTAAATTGATTAATGAAACGTCAAATATTATTATGTCTGATGTGCGCATATTATACACATTAGCATTTCTATATTTTTTATATAAAAACGTTCCACAAAATTATTATGACAATATTATGGCCTATATTCACACAGTGGAGGAAAGTTTTATAGTCATACCTTCTCATAAAAAAACGTATCATGTGGGCGGATATTCGGTATCAAAAGAAATAACAAAAATAAAGTATAGCCCTAGATTCAAAGCAATACATCATTTCCTATTGCACACCTGCTCGAAAATGTTCTCCCAAATGTATGAAATAATGGAGATAGATGATGTATGTAAGGACTACTCGCATACCGAACAGCTTGATTTTATTCTCATGCCATTTCATAACAAAAAGGAGTTGATATGTCCGATAAAAAACATATATTTAGAAATATCTGTTTCCACCGATGATACATCAGAAGAAAAAAATGAAAAGGTAAAAAAGACGGCGCAATCCTACAAACAATATTCTTGCAAGATTTCCACTCCCGGTAGTAATCCATCTATTCTACAAGAGTTTATAGACGACTGTGTAAGAGGATATAAAGAGTATGTAGATAAAAATACATATAAACAAGTTGTTTTCGAATATAGTAAAACAGAATATGATGACAATGACAAGCGGGTTGCTAAATATATAGAAACGCCATTTGTATCCAATAAATATTTGGATAAGAATATTTTCTTCCCAGAAAAAGAACATTTTTTAACGCAAGTAAATAAGTTCGTATATAATAAGGATTATCACCGAGATAAATACATGCAGTCTGGGCAGACATATAAGTTGACATTATTGTTATATGGAGAACCTGGAACTGGAAAAACATGTATATTGCGAGGATTGCTAAATCATACAAAACGGGACGCAATATGGATTCCGTGGTCGAATGTCAAAACGTGCAGTGATTTATCCAGTATTTTGAGGGCAACCAAGTTCAATGGTAAGCCGAGACAGCTAAAAGATGTCATTTTTATATTTGAAGATTTTGATGCAAATAGTAGCAAAGTATTAAAGAAGCGAAAACTGATTAAAAAAGAGAAATGCGATTCGCCTGACGAGTTTACGTTAATGACAAATACATTGGCTGAAAGAGCGTCGGATTTAGATACGCCTAAAGAGATATTGGACCAAATAAAGTCCTTGAAAGAGTTTGCAACAAATATGTTGGGTCCCGGAACACATAAAATAGATGACGAATTGACATTAGAGTATGCGTTAAATATGTTTGATGGAATCGTAGAACAAGATGATGCTATTATTGCATTTACAACGAATCATATAGAAGATATAGACCCGGCAGTATTTAGACCTGGGCGAGTGGATTACATGTTGGAATTAAAAAATATAGAAGAGAAGGATGTGTTAAGAATGTTGAAGTTGAAGTATGTGGAGTATGAAGAGTGTAATGAGGAAGAGTATGTGAAAGGGTTGTTGTCAGGAG